TCAGGCAGACCGCCGTGGTTGTGCCGACATTTGTGCCGACCCCTCTTTGGCGCGGGCCGCCTCCTCCGGCGTCAGGAATTCGAGATAGATCTCCGTCGTCTTGACGCTCGTATGGCCCAGGTGCTTCGAAAGCGAATAGACGCTCATGCCGCCGCGCAGCGCTTCGACCGCGAACAAATGGCGGAGGTCGTGGAAACGAAATCGTTGAAATTCCTGCTTTTCCTTCTTCGCCTTGGCAATGACGGCCCGACGCACATGGGTGAAATCCGAGGCCGCTTGCGAGAAGGCCTCGCCGCCCTCCCGGCAGAAAATCAGGTCACAACCGAGTGTGACGGGCTGTGCCGACACATGTGCCGCCGCCGTTTCGGACAGAGAAATCGTCCGGCGCTTGTTCCCCTTCCCGATCACCTCGAGAGTTTTGCCCCGCGCGTTGAAGCCCCGCCAGGTTGCCTGGACGAGTTCGTCCTGCCGGCAGCCGGTGAGGCGCGCGGCGCGGATGAGGGCGCCGAAGCGCGTCGAAGCTGCGGCGATGATGACCTCGATGTCGCGCGCGACCGGTAGAACGATCGGGTCGCGCCTTTCTTTGAGAAGTCGTCGCTTGGAGAGCGTCGGGTTGCCTTCCCGCCAGCCCATCGCCTCGGCGAAGTCCAGCACCCGCGACACGGCCGTCAGATCACGCCGCACGGTCGCCGGGGTCGCCCCTTCCCGCCGGCGCGCCGAAATCATCGTCGCTATCGCCTGCCCGTCCACCTTCTCGATCGCGTAGGCGGCGAGATGCGGCTTCACCATCGAAAGCGAGACGGCGTAGCGCTTTGCCGTCGACGGGGCGATTTGTCCAGACTCGTGCTCGGCCCATTCTGTCACGGCCTCGAGCCACGTCCGGCGCCTTTCGCCGCGCCAGCGCGCCGCCGCGATCTCTTCGATCCGCTTGTCCCGGAGCCGCCGCGCAGTCGCGAGATCGCGCGTGCGTAGGCTTTCTCTATGCTCGACTCCCCGGACGGTGGCTCGCAGCCAGAAGACTCCGCCTCGGGTATAGAGATTCGGCTCGCGCATTCGGCCTCCTTCGCCGCGACATGCCGGCGGAGCTTCTCTGGATCGAAGGTCCATAGGCTGCCGATTTTTGCCGCCCCGGGCAACTCCCCTCGCGCAGCGAGCGCTTGGACGCCGCGCACGGTCAACCCAAGAATGGCGGCCGCGGCAGTCGCGCGGACGCGTTCCAACTCCACAGGCGTCGAGTGAGAGTCGCGGCGACTCACGGTTCCTCCCCTCCCCCGAGCGCCCGCTCGATCGCCTGACGCTTGCAGCGCTCCCAAACGGAGTCGACCCGCCGCCACATCGCGACCGCGGAAAGCCGCGCCGGCGAACCGGCAGGCAGCCTCCAATACTCGCGGTAGATCGGCTTGCGCGCGATGATCCTCCGCGCCCGGCGCCGCGCGAGCGCATAGGCGGCGCGGGTTTCCCGCGAGACGAGCCGCCAATGCTTCGGGCAAACCCATTCCGAATAGCCCTTGTCGGCGCCGATCGTCCTCCGGCAAAACGGGACGCAGCACGGGAGGCGACCGGCGGTCATGGGCGGCTCTGCTTCAGATAGAGCGCGACCGCGCTGCGAAGATCGCTCTCCGGGACGCCGAGAAGTTGAGCAAGGGCCTTTTGCGCATCCGAAGCGGCGGCAGCCATATCGCCTCGACTGAGGAAGCCCCGATGGCCCTTGGTGATGATCGTTTCTGAGAATTCGAACAGCACCGCTACGTGGCGGAGTTTGTCAGAGCCAAGAAACTCGCCGCCGATGCGGGTGGGGTTTTTGATCCGCGGCGCCGGCTCGGGCGCGCCGCCAGTGCGACCGATATATTTGTCGGCGATGCGCTTCGCGTCGGGCGTCCTCATAGCGGGAAATCCTCCTAGATCAAAAATCGCCGCCGCCGCCGAAGGAGCCGCCTCCGTCGAATGACGACGAGCCCGAGTCGAAGCTTCCCGAGGACGATCCGCAATCGCTCGACCACGACGAGGAATGATCATGCGAAGTTGAATGGCTGTGCGCCGAGCAATCATCATGCGTCACCGCCGGCGCAGGATCGCTGCTCGAATGCAAGGGGCTCAAGGGCGAAAGCGGATTGAGCGGCGAGAGGACATTGAGCGGCGACATGGGATGATCGACGAGGCCATCCGCCTCGGTCGACCGCGAAGCGCGCGCAACATCGGCGGAGGCTCCAGCGACGCGGCCTCGCTCCGCAGTGGCCTTTTTCCGCTCGCGGCGACTTTTCCACCAAGATATCAAGCCCATGATCATTCTCCTCTATTGAAACCGTGATCCCCGCCACTTCCGCGCGAGGCAAACGACGATGATCCAGCGCGCCTCATCGTTGTGGCCGCAGCACTGGTCGCCGCAGTTGAAATAAGGAGCGGATTGCCCAACTTCCCCGGCCAGCGCAGTCAACCATTGCGTCGCTTTCTTTTTTTCTGCCTCCGCCACGCCTCGATCCTCGCCACCACCTCCCGCGCGCGCGGCATCCGCCACTTAAGCAGGGCTCGACGCCACAGGCACGACGCCGCCCTCGGCCTGTCGAAGCAATTGCCGGCGCCGAGGTCGATTGCATTGGGGAACGCGCCACAGCGAGCGCAGCGCGGGAGTGCCGCTTTCATGGACGCTTCCCCTTCGGCGGAAGCCGGCGCCAGTGCGTCGCCGGGCGCGGATTGCGGGGATTTCCAAAAGGATGAAATTCGCCGGGCCGACGGAGTTCAATAATGGCGACGTCACCGGTCCCCGCGTCGAACACGAGCACGGGCTCGTTCAGCGGGATGGTGGCGATCGGATGATCGACGAGGCCGAACAAGTCGAGGATTCCGCTCAGCACTCCCGGCAGCCCATCGTGCTCATAGACGATATAGCCGGCCTGACCGCCGTTGCGGGCGTGGAATCCACCGCGCTCATAGGTCGGCGACGAGTTCGAACGGATGATGGTCGCGATAGCTTCCCGGAGTTCGCCCGTCTCGGCGCCAAAATATGAAGTCGACCGCCGCCTGTCTTCGAGCTCGGCGAGGTCGCGCTCGGCTTCTTCAAGCGCCGCCTCGAGCCAATGGAAATCGTCCGGGATCATAGCCTCGGTCAGGCGGCCACTCGCGATCACCTCCCGCAGGCCTTCGACGAGAGAAACGGTTGTGGGTGTCATTTCTGCCCCCTGAGCATCGCGAGAATATCGGCCTTGTGCCGCTCGGCGGCCGCCTGGGCGACAGCATGGTCGGCCTCGCCCTCCATCTTGTCGTGCATGACGCCGAGCGCCTGCGCCTCCTTGATCGCCAGCACCTCGAGCATTCCAGGATCTGTGCCGAGATCAGTCGTCAGGTAATAGGCGAGCACGCTCTCTCGTTGCCCCATGCGATGCGCCCGGTCCTCAGCCTGCCAATGGATCGCCGGAGACCAGTCGAATTCGGCGAAGACGACGACGCGGGCGCGCGCCTGAAGGCCGTCGATGCCGGTCGCGGCACGGAGCGCTATTTGGCATAGGTTCGTGTCGCCGGCCGCGAAGCGCTTCACCGCCGTGTCCTTCTGGCCCATGGTCTCCTGCCCAGTGATCCGGACCGGGCCGAAGTCCTCGAGCGCGTCCGAGATCAGGTCGTGGACGGAGTGGTGATGCGCGAAGACGAGCGTCGGCTGTTCGGCTTCGAGGAGCGCGCGCAGGAACGCAATGACGCCGGGCGCTTTGGCGACGCCAGTCGCCATTCTCGTCTTTGCGAGCGCCTCGGCTTCCATTTTGCCGCGATCGAAGGGATCACGGACGAGCGCCGCATCCTTGGCGAGCTTGACCGCTTCCTTCAGCAGCTCAGCGAACTTCGCATTGTCCGCGTCGATCGGTTCGATGACGCGCTGCTTCTCCGGCAACTCGCCGAGCACCTCGGCCTTCGTCCGACGCAGTAAGAGCCCGCGGTCGCGGAGATAGGTCCCCAGCGCGTCCGGCTGTGCGACCAAATTCGGGTCGCCCGACTCGACACACCATGTCCGCTGGAAATCGACCTTCGTCCCAAGGCAGCCGCGATTGATCGTGTTCCAGACGTTATAGACCTCAATTCCTTTGTTGTAGATCGGCGTGCCCGACAGGCCAACGGCTGTTTTCGCGCTGCGAGCGAGCGTTCGGCAGGACTCGTGCTTCCTCGTCCCCGGGTGACGTAGCTCCTGGCATTCGTCGAAGATGATCGTCCGGACGCCACGTGTGCGCAGCCAATTCTCCCAGGCGCCCATGATGAGATAATGGGCGAGGTAGAGATCGGCCTTCGGCGTGTCACGCTCGGCCTTGATCCCACGCAGCGAAAGCCATGAGATCGCGCCAGCCGGCCCCGCGAGCGGCCGCGTCGCGTCACGCGCCTCGAGGAATTCCTCGATCTTCCGCTCCCAATGCTTCATGACATGCGATTGGCAGATGATCACCGCCGGCCAATCGTCGAGGCGATCGAGCAGCGCCAGTGCCTGGGGCGTTTTTCCTAATCCCATGTCGTCACCGAGCACCGTCTTACGATGCGCAACCATGAAGCTGAGGCCTTCCTTCTGGAAGTCACGCAGCGTGCCCTTGAATCGACCGCCGCCTTTCGGTGAGCCGATCGGCGCGAGCGTGAGCCGCTCTTCATAGGACGCCATGAGGTCGGAATATTGCTCCGCCCACAACTCCGCGGCCGTACGACCGATCGAGACCGGGAAGCGATGCATCAACATCAACAGGTCTTCGAACATCGATGCAACCGCTGGCCATGAGATAGCGTCGCGGGCCTTCGAGCAACGCGCTCCGGAGAACAGCTTCTCGGCCATGACGATGACGACTGGCGAGCCCTTGAGCGACCAGCGCGCGCCGCCGCCGCCTTCCGGCGTCTCTTCCGTGACGGAAAGCGTCAGATGCGCGATGGCGCCGCGATCGTCGGGACGCTGTAGCAGCGCCGGGAATCGGCTGGGCGCCGCGTGCTCCACGAGGGTGAGTGCAGTTGTCGTCACAGAGGCAACCTTTCTTCCTCGGCCTTGCGCCGATAATCGTCGCGGATCGCTTCGAGGATCAACGTCTGCCGATCGGCCGTGGCGCGTGACATCTTGTTCGCGTCGATCAGACGGGGGTAGACGCGGCGACGTTGTGCGAGTTCGCGCTCAACTTCCTTGAGCTTCTCGGACGATGAAAACTCCGTCATTCGATTGCCCTTCCGTGGTCTAGCGCCGACCTCTCGGCCTCTCCGCCGATCTCCCGCAGCAACTCCTCCGCCAGCACCCGCAGCGCACTGGCGGCCCCGTCGGCGCGCTTCGTCGTCGCCCGCGCCTCGACGCCGTCGGCGACCCGCAGCGCTTGATCGATCGCGAAAAGGAGCCCGGCGCGATAGCCGGCGGCGAATTCCGCCGTCATGCGGCCTGCCCTCGCCACAGGGCGACCGCCTCCCGCCATGTTGCAACGCCCAGCTTTTGGCAGATCACGCTCGAGCGCCGCTGCGCTGATCTCAGACTGATGCCGACGCTCTCCGCGGCCTCTCCGAGACCGCGCGCTCCGCTCTGTAGCGCGCGCAAGAATTCGGCCTCGGCCGGCGTCAAAGCGCCTGGGTCGGTTACATGACGGGGAGGAATCGAGAGCGCCATCAAACCCTCTTTCTCTCGGGGTTCAAGAATATGCTCGTGCGCAGCTGGCAAAAATTGTGCGTGTCGACGTCAACGAGATCGACGCTGGCGCCGACCTCCTCCTCGAGGTCGAGCAGGATTTTCTGGATGGCCTCTTCGGCCGCGGTGACGCGCGGGTCGTTGTCAAGATCCCTGGCCATTTCTCACGCTCTCCCGTCCGCCTGCTTCGCCGCCGCCATCAGCCCCTTCATATGCGGGTTGAGCGCATCGATCTGCTCGGGGCGCAGGCGGTTGAACCAAGCATCAAATGCGCGGCGGCCTTCGAGCGACTTCGCGCGCGCCGCGTCGAGGAGCTTTTCGTCTTCGGTTCGATCGTCCGGCTCGTCGACGGATTGGTCGGCCGCAGGAGCGGCGGCGGCGGAGTCCCGTTCGCCAGCGTCCGTTCCCGCGGCCTGCGACGACGGGGCTGCGGCATCCCCGGCGCCGGTCTCGGATTCGTCTTGCACGATTTCGCCGGTCTCCTGGTCATGGGCGGGCTCGCTTGGGCCGGCGAGCGCATCGAGGCGCGCGGATAGACTGCGCGGCATCTCATCGTCGGGCTTCACATTCGTCTTCGCCGTATCGAACTCGTAAAGCTCGTCGTCCCGGCGCACGAGGTCGTCGAGATCGCTCGACATCGGGAGGCGCTTCGAAAGCCGGCGTAGGACGGTCTTGCGGGCCATTTCGTCCCACCAGTCCTTCCAGGGGCCAGAAGCCCCAGCGCGAGAAACAGCACGAACCTTCTCGACCTCGGCGACGGTCATCACCTCGCGATAGATTCCGCCGTCCTTTGTCTTCGCGATGGCATAAACGAGCCTTGGCCTACCGCGCTCGTCGAGCGCCGGCTTGTGCGTGATCTTTTCCTCATCGCCGAGCGAATATTCGAACTCGTCGTTCGAGTAGGCGACATAGGCGCTGATCGATAGCAACTCGCCACTGTTGCGGACCTTCTTCAGAATGCCGCCGATCATCGGCATCCATTGGACTTTGTTCTTGAAGATCACCAGCGCGCCGTCACGGCCGTCCGGCAAAAGCCCGTCCTGCGCCGCCTTCATTGCCGATTGGAACAGCGAAACGCGATCGGCGCCGAGCAAGTCCGGGTTTCCGGTGACCGCCGTATTGATCACTCGCATGAATCTCTCAACCGGAATGTGCGCCGGGAGCGCCATGCGGAACTCGCTTTCGCGGTTCATGACCTGCGACTTGAAATCCGCGACCTGATCTCGGCGTATGACCTGCGTGCTCATGATGCTTTCACCCTTCAATAGTTGATCGTGACATGCGGGATCGACCGGCTCGCAATCAGGATCACCGCGGCCCGCGCATCGTCTTCGGAAAAGCCGGCCTCGACGAACGCCTTCGCCGCCGCGTTGTTGATCGTCGCCCGATGCTCGCGGTCGGCTTCGCGAGCCACCGCCTCGGCGGTTTCGCGAGCACGCTTCTCTTCGAATTCTTGCTTGGCGAGTAGGCCGGCGGCCCTCGCGCGCTGCTCGGCCTCCTCTGCCTGCCGGCGCAATTCCAGCTCGCGGCGCTCGGCGGCGAGGCGCTCCTCCTCGGCTCTGAGCGCGGTCTCGCGCTCCCGGCGCTCCGCCTCGTCGCGCTCGGCGCGGGCCTTGGCCTCGATAGCTTCCCTCTCGGCGCGGGCCGCCGCTTCCCAGCGCTCAATCTCCTCGGCGGCTTTGCGCTCGGTTTCCTGTCGGGCACGCTCTGCCGCCTCGCGGGCGATGCGCTCGTCGCGCTCGCGGGCCTCGCGCGCGACTGCTTCCTCGCGCAGACGCGCCAGCTCGGCTTGCTCGGCTTCGCGCTTTTCGGCGGCGGCGATGGCGACCGTCAGGCGCGTGCGGGCGCCGTCCTTTGCCGCCGCATATTCGGCAATGAACTCTTCGCAGGCCGGACCGATTTCGAGGGAGTCCACATCGCGCAAATAGGCGCGCAGGACATCGGCTGCGGAAACGGCCTGAACGCCGATGCACGTTTCCGTCAGCCATTGGATTTTCTCTTTGTGCCGGCCGACGCGCCGCTCCTCCGCCTCTTCCCACTCCGTCAGCGGCGCCCGCACCTCGTCCCGCCAAGCGTCGAGCGTGTCGCGGATCGTCTTCCGCGCGGCGTCGATCTTTTTCGGAATCTCCTTCTGCGCCGCCGCGAGGTCTTTCCCGACGCTCTCGAGGTAGCTTTTGCTCTGCGAAATTTTGTGCGCCATGGACGCGATCTCTTTGCGTCCCTTGGCGGTCTCCACATTGCCCTCGAATGCGTCGATTTCCTTTCGGATCGCCGCGAGCACGGGGTCAACCGCGTTCCGCGTCGTGAAAAAGGCGAGCGCGCGCCCCTCGGGCACGGTGAGCGCCAGAGCGCCGGCCGCCGGGATCACGACGTAATCGCTCGGGGAAAGGACTTCGGCTTCCATGGTCAGGCCTTTTTGATGCGAACTGTACGATACGAACTCGGCGCCACCTCATAGGCCCCGCGCCGCACAGTCTTGGCTTCCAGCAGACGTCCATCCGCAAGCCGCCCGCGCGTCGCATTTCCGAGCGCAAATATGATCTCCGCATCGAGCGTCTTGCGCTCCTTGGCGGCAGCGCCGCCATCGGCCTCGCGTTCCTTCAGCGCCTCGCGCTGTGTGACAATCTCAGCGATGCGCGGGTTGCTGGACAGGTCGACGGTCGAGCCGTCGTCATCGGCGTAGAGGTTCGCAACCAGTTCGCCGTCCTTGCCGAAATCGGGCGGCGGCGGCTCGCCATGTTCGATGCGTTCCCAGAATGCCTCGACCTCGCGCTTGACCCGCGCCCAGACCCCGGCGTGAATGTCCACGGGAACGAGCTGGAATTTTACGCCATAGGAAACGACGAGCGCGCCAATCGCTGCCCACTGCGCATCGGCCATATGCGCCTCGACGATCGTCTGCACAAAATATTCGAGCGGCGGAGCGATCTCTCCGTTCTCGTCTTTCCAATCCTTCTCGAAGATCATCGCCGCGACGGATTTTTGTTGCACAAGACCGAAGCCGCGCGCCGGGTCATTGACGAGCAGATCGGGCGTGGCGCCGATGCGCAGCGCAGGATCGCGATAATATTCCTTGCATCTTCTCACGATCCAATCAGGCTTCAACCGCCGCAATAGATCGGCGCCGACCTCTTCGAGCGCGAGACCACGGCCAAGGGGCGAAAGCTCGATCGAGTCCTCGCCTATCTTGTCGTCCGCGCCATCTTCCTGGAGCTCGCCCGTCTTGAGCATGTGGAGCCGCAGCGGCGTCATGTATTTGCTGACGCCAAGGAGCCCCGCCGCCGCCGACGCGGTCACATCCTGCTGGCGCAGCGCGAGCCATTGGTCTCGGCTTTCGATCGGGACACGCTGGACACCATTCGATGTGAGCCGATCGACGACAGCGGCCGCAGCGGCGCTGAGAGAGGTTTGCTGGAACGTCGCGATCGTCATTCTGTGATCTCCCGCACGTTGAACGCCACGATTTCGATTGAATCCGCACGCGCCTCGACGCTCTCGACGAGGAGATCGTGCTCGGCGCAGAGCGCAGTGATGATGCGCGCGATTTCCGCTTCAGCGGCTTCGACAGCGGCGCGTTGGGGTTGGGAGAGGCCGGACATCGTCACATCTCCCTTCGGGCTTCGGCGAGGGCAGCGATTGCTTTCCCGTGGGCCGCAATCTGCGCGTCCTGCCCGAGACGCGCCTCGCTTCCAGGGAAGCCGATGCTCTTGGCCGTGAACGGCTTGAATGCAGCGACCATATCCGCGAGCGCGTCATAGACGGCCGCCGCCCGCGCGAAGAGCTGCGCATTTGCCATCGCGCTTGGACCGCTGTTTACGATTGCGACCCAGGCGTCTGTTCCGCCTTCGCCGCAGACGATCGGGAATTTCCCTTCGCCCTGGTCGACGACGTGGAGCGGCTCCTTTGTGAATTTCGGCTCTTGCATTGTCGTCAGTCCTCAAAATTGAAGATCGTCGAATCCATCGCGCCCGTGCGTCAGATCGAACGGCCAACGCACGATCGGCGAATGCTCGCCACAGCAATCGTCGGTGAAGGAGAACGGCCATGCCGCCAGGCGAGTGCCGAAATCGACGGAAGGCGCCGTGCGCCGGCACAGTCCAGTCGCGCCGAAATCATTTCCGCGCGCGGTCTCGCTGTTGTCCCAGTGCTTGCAATCGGCGCATGTCGGCATCATCGTCACTCCGCCGCCTTCGGAAGCTCCGCCCGCTCCTTGAGCGAGCGCACCTTCCCCGCGAGCCCCTCGATCGACGCGAGCACGTCATCGAACGTCAGCGGATCGACTTCCCGGTTCAGCAATTCGACCGCATCGGCCTCGCACATGTCGAGCAACCGACCGGCGAGCACGAGGCGCTCGTAAGGACTCCCCGCGACCTGGCGCCGGAAGGAGATCGCGTCGGAAAGAAGATTGCTCGCGGCCTCTTCGAGCTTGCCCGCGAAGCCGTCGACCATGGCGCTGAAGCCCGGGATCAGGCTTTCAAACAGCTCACGGTCGGAGGCGCGCAAAGCCGGCGAGGTCTTGACGGGGACCGTCATCGCGAGACTCCCGTCTGAGCGTGATTGAGGGTGCTGTGCTCGACCGCCGGGTTCCACGGCACGACACCGGCCTCGCGCATATCGTCGATGATACGCTCGTGAATTCGATCGTTCTCACGCTGGCGCAGCGCGTCGGCGATCAGTCGCCAAAGCGGATTGCGGCGATCGAGCATCGCCGAGCGCGTGACCCAGCGGCCGTCGACCTTCGCAGAGGCGTCGATTTCGATGCGGAGGACGGCCCAGTCGTCGGAGCCATAGGAAATGGTGGCGCGCCCCCAGGCGCAGGCCTCGAACTGGCAGAGGAGACCGTCGACGGTCTTGACGCTGCCGAGCGGCAGCTCTTCGAAGGGAAACTCGATCTCACGCATGGCTCACCTCGGTTGATGAGCCAATGTAATTTGATACTTCCCTTTATGTCAACTGAAATCAGGGCGTATGTGAAGCGTTAATGCTGAGCCCGATCCCGACCGGTAAGCCCGATTGTAATTCCGAGGCGTTCCGCGATGATCTCGCGGACGCGATACCAGTGTCCCTCGGGTCGATTCCCGTCGATTGTCTCCTGCTCTCGGAGAGCACGACAAAGCGTTTCTGCGTAAGCCTGTCCTCCACCAAACCGCGCAATGAGATCGTCCGCGTCGCGCTGGACTAGCGCCTCATATTCTGCGCGTCTCGCTAAATAGGCTTTTCGGTTGAAGAGCCAGTCGAGCATCATGACACCGTGAAGCGGCCGACATACCGGCCGATGATGTTCACTTCGTCGAGCGTCGCCTCATAGGGCTCATACTGCGCGTTTGCCGATATGACTCGAATTTTCAAAGGGTCACTTCCCCTAACAATTTGAATACGCTTGATGACGACACCGATTCCATCCCACAGAGCAAAAATGCCTTCCGGGCTCGGCACACGATAGCGAATATCGACGAAAACCCGGTCTCCCTCCAAGAGCCGCGGCTCCATCGAGTCGCCGATCACCTCAAAGACACGTACATGCTTGGGAGCCGCATGCAGCATCTCCCGAACGACGGAATTTGGGATAATCCATTGGTCCCGGATTCCTTCAGCCTCGTAGGCATTCCCATTGCCGTCATGGACGTAATAGACCGTGGCAGGCACGCCGCCCCCGCCGGCGCCCGCACGTACATCGACCTCGAGAATCGCTTCTCCGCTGTCCGGCAATCCCAAATCGCGCTCGACTGAAGATTCGCCCTTCGGCGCCCCTTGTCGAAGAGGCTCTCCTTCGCCTGTCGCCAGCCAATGGACGTCGACCTTCAAATAGACCGCCGCTTTTTTCAGCGAGCCCGCGGAGGGTTCGGTTTTGCCGGTGACCCACTGGCTCACTGAATTTCGCGATACGCCGACCGCCTTAGCGAGATCGGATTGATTCCGCTCGGCTCGGTCCAATGCCCATTGTATGCGCGCGCCCAAGGTTCCCATTGACACATTGTGAAGTGTGTCCGGGCAAATTTCGCCGGAAGAATTGATTGACATAAAGGGAAGCATAAAGTTACACTCCTTCCCACGGAGACTTCCCATGCAGATTGTTGATCGCGTCATCGAGGCCTACGGCGGCGCCGCGGCGCTCGCCCGCCGTCTCGGCATCAGCCGCAATGCAATTTCAGACTGGCGCAGCAAGCAGCGCGTCCCCGTCGAGCGAGTTCTTGAGATCGAGCGATTGACGGGAATTCCGCGCCACGAAATCCGACCGGACATTTATCCAATCGAGCCGACGAGCCACGCCCAACCGACCGAGGCGGCATGATGCGTCACTCTCTCGTCCTCACAATCGTTCTCGCGTTCGACGCTGCAGTCGTCACCTTCCTCGCATCACTGATTGCGGGAGCACTCCGATGATCCGTGTCATTCCTCTCGCGCCCAACGAACGCCGCGTGCTCGAACTGCGCGCCAGCGGCGCAACCTACGGCGATATCGCCAGCGCCGAGGGGCTCACCATCAACGATGTGCTCGCCGCGATCGGCATCATCTGCATGAAGCTCGACGTAGGGTCGGAACAAGAGGCCGTTCGCGCATTCACTGGCGAAGACCTCGAGACAGCCTTGCGCGCCGAGCACGAATGCCGGTTCGGCGCCGAGCAAGAGGCAGCCTGAAATGCTCACGGCAATCTTTTCCTTCCTCGGCGAGGCGATCCGCGACGCCGCCGCGACAGAATACGAGCCGCTCATCGAGCGGACATGAGTTCCGGGTGCTCCCGGATGGCGCGCGCCGCAGCGCTCAGTGCGGCAGCCCTCCTTGGGCGTTTCCTCCCAAACTTCCCCGGCGCTCCGGCGCCGGGGCTCTTTCGCAAGCGTGTAAAGCCCGCGTTCCGTCCGATTCAGGTCACGCGCACGGACGGAGGGCAACCCAGAATGCAGCGCGGGAATTACGGGGCATGCCAAAGCAGCGCGACTACGGAACGACGAAGGACATCGTGACGCGACTGGTCGACGAAGCCGGCGGCGTGAAGCGCGCGGCCTTCCTGCTCGAGCGCGCGGTGTCGCGTGTCTACGAGCTGTGCGACCCGGCCTGCCCCGACCAGATGTCCTACGACTTCGTGCGCAAGCTCACCGAATTCTGTGGCTCGACCGCCGCGGCCGAAGACCTGGCGGCTCTCGCTGGCGGCGCCTTCATGCCGATCACGATCGACGACGGCGACCTCTCGCGCATCGCCGCCGACAAGGCCCACGAACACGGTCGCGTCACGACGCAGCTCTTCGTGGCGATGGGCGACGGCAAGGTCACGCCGGACGAAGCGCGCGAACTTTTGAAGCAGGTCGACAGCGAGTTGCGCGCGCTCATGACGTTGCGGGCGAAGCTCGTTTCTCTAACGAAGGGCTGAAAAAATGACCGAAGAGGCGGCGACAAAGGTCGCGAACACGAAACAGATGATCGCTCTCGCGAAGGCATTCAACCAATCGAAAACCAAGGTGGCGTCGATCAACGGTGAAATCGGCGAACGCATCGCCAAAGCCGTGGAGAACGGCAATCTGCACGCCAAGGCGTTCAAATTCAATTGCGGCCTCGCGCGGATGTTCGAAAAGGACGACCTCAAAGCGCGTGAATTTTGGCGCAGCCTGATCCTCTATCACGAAGAGTTCGAAAAGAACGGCCTCTTCGGCGAGCAGCACGTCGGCGACATCGAGGAGCTTGCGCGCAAAGCCGAGCAGGACGAGCGCGACGCCGAGATCGCGCAGCTGGAAGCGAACGGCAAAGCGATCATGGAAGGGATCAAGCCGCTCCACGGCGCCGACGCGGAGTTCGACGATTCGACCGCCACGAAGCCCTCTCGGCGACGGCAGAAGTCGGAGCCGGCTCCCGAGCCAGCCGCCGAGGAAATTCCCGGCAGCTACCGCTATCAGTGAGGTTTTCAAGTGCGGATCGCAGCGCTCGACATCGCGACGGTTTGCGGATTCGCCTTCGGCGACGCCGGTGCGATCCCGCAATCCGGTAGCGTTCGCCTGAAGCGCCCCGGCGAGCCTCCCGAGATCGCCGCATTCAACATGCGCGCATTTCTGCGCGACCGCTTCACGCTCGAGCGCTTCGATATGCTCGCGATCGAGCACTTCCTCAATCCCGCCGCACAGAAATCCGCCGACGCAGTCATCCTGCAGATCATGTGCTTCGGTGTCGCCGTCGCCGAGGGCATGGCGCGCGGAATGCGGATCGAGGCACCCTATCCATCGACTGTCCGAAAGCACTTTCTCGGGCGCGCGAACATGGGCGAGCGCAAGGAGACCAAGGCGGCCGTGCTCAATCGGGCCAAGGCGCTCGGCTACGTCCCGCGCGATTGCTGCGACGATAACAGGGCGGATGCCTGCGCCCTCTTCGACTACGCGGCCGCGACCTACGCGCGCGTGCCTCCGCGCGATCTCGTTTTCTTCGGGGAAGCCGCCAATGTCTAATTGCTCTTGCGGCACGCAGCAAATCGGCGGCCTGAAGGCACTGATCGATGATGCGCGCAATTCTGGCGCCCGCCAAGCGACGCGCGCGAGGGCGGCATGAGCGCGACCCTCATCCAGCAAATCGAGGAAATCCAGCTCATCATCATCGGCGGTGAAGACTGGCTCGAGCGCGCGCAGAGCAAGAACTTCAAACGCTCGCCCGAGGCGATTGAGCGCCGCGCCCAGCGGCTAGTCGTCCAGGAGGCCATTCTCGACACGCTGACTCGACTGCGAGAGGCCGAAGGGCCTCGGAAGGCAGCGCGGCCATGACCAAAGCACCCGCCCGCGCGCGCAACAGTCACGTCTGGGAGCGTGACAAATTCGACCATTACGTAGAGCCGGAATGGATCGGAAATGCTCTGTTTGGCGCGCTCGACCTCCCGGTCGGAACTGTCGTGCTCGATCCGTCTTGCGGGTGGGGGCGACTCCTGCGCGGAGCCCAAACGGCAGGGCTCTATGCGCTGGGGTCCGACATCGTGCCGCGTTGGAACGACAAGGAGGCCGTGAATTTCCAGACAGTGCGAAATGATCGCGGCGTCCTGTGCCTTCGCCCTTCGCTCGTCCAGGCAGATTGGTTTGCCAGCGGCGACGACTGGTGTCCGAGCACGGCGCCAGGCTGGAGAGAGCCGCAGGTCGTCGCATCGAATCCGCCATACGACCGCGCCGAGGAATTCCTCGAGTTGGCCCTGACGCGGGCGACGATGATGGTCGTGCTGATCCTGCCGTTGCGCTGGATCGCCGGAGATCGCCGTACAGCGCGACTCGAAACGTCCCCGCTCTACAAGCTCATGCCGATCTGCCCTCGTCCATCTATGCCGCCAGGGAGCGCCATCGCCTCCGGGACGAGGGTCGAGGGGGGAAAGGTCGATTTTGGCGTCTTCGTCTGGCTGAAGGGATATCGCGGCGCGCCGCAAATCGAATGGCTGCGGAAGCCGGCGGTGGCACGTGGTCGGCGGGTGCGTTCGGCATGACAAGGCCACTCGCCCTCGATCTCTTCTGTTGCGCCGGAGGCGCCGCAATGGGCCTGTATCGCGCGGGCTTCGACGTGATCGGCGTCGATATCGTCCCCCGCCCGCGCTACCCATTTCGCTTCGTCCAGGCGGATGCGCTGCGGCCGCCATTCGATCTGCGGAGCTTCGATTTCATCTGGGCGAGTCCGCCATGCCAACGCTACTCGCTCGCGACGCTGAGCCGCGGGCGCGCCGAGGAGCATCCCGATCTGGTCGGGCCGACGCGGAACATGCTCGAGGCTTCGGGCCGGCTTTTCTGCATCGAGAATGTCCCCCTCGCGCCGCTGCGCCGCGATCTGGTGCTGACCGGCGAGATGTTCGGGTTGAGCACATATCGCAAGCGCGCGTTCGAGATGAATTTCTTCGTTCTGGCGCCGCCGCCGGGCGCGCCCTTCGGTCCGGAATCGCGGCCGGGAACCTTCACGATCGCCGGGCATACGGGCCACACGAGCCATAAGACCAGGAACAAGGGCGTCGATCGCGGCACTCGTGAGGACTGGCAACGGGCCATCGGCATCGACTGGATGACCGTCTGGGAGATGGCGCAGGCGGTGCCGCCCGCCTATTCCGAGTTCATCGGCCGCCGTGCGCTCGCCGCGCTGCGTGCGGAGGAGGCGGCATGAACGCCCGCAACCCCGAGACTACAACAGCCCTCTTTGCGCTCACCTCGCAGCAATCGCCCACGCCACGCGCACGACGGGGCGGCTGGTCGTGGGGACCAGTCGAAGGCGCGAAGTTGCGCGTTCTCTCGCTCGGCGCCGGCATCCAATCGACAACGCTTGCCCTCATGGCCGCACAGGGCGAAATCGGCCCTATGCCGGACTGCGCGATCTTTGCTGATACAGGCGACGAGTCAACGCCGACCCTTGAGACGGTCGCATGGCTCTCGTCGGGGAACGTGTTGCCCTTCCCAATCCATCGCGTAAGCGCCGGCCGAAAAATCAGCGACGACATTCGCCTTCGGGCGACCGAGGGCCCGGGCGGCTCCCGCCGATTCGCCAGCGCGCCGTTTTTCACGGGCAATGGGGGCCGGGGTCGGCGGCAATGCACGCGAGAATTCAAGATCGAGCCAATCGAGAAGGAGCAGCGGAGGCTCGCCGGGTATCTTCCGCGCCAAATCATGCCAAAGGGCACAGTCGAGGTGTGGATCGGAATCTCTCTCGATGAAGTGGTTCGTGCCGGAGCCGCGTTCGCGCGCTGGGCTGTTCATCGTCATCCGCTGCTCGAAAAGCGCATGACGCGCCAGGATTGCGTGGCATGGCTGCGCCGCCACGACTATCCCGTGCCCGAAAAGAGCGCATGCATCTTCTGTCCGAACCGGACAGATTTCGAGTGGCGTCGCCTTAAGGAGCGCGACCCGGCCAGCTTTGCGGCCGCAGTCGAGATCGATGCGCTATGCCGCCAGGCTCCAGGAATGCGCCATCAAGAGTTCGTGCATGCGTCGCGCCGTCCCCTCGCCGAAATCGACTTTTCGAGCGCGGAGGATCGCGGCCAAGGGATGCTCGATATCTGTGAAGCGGGGTGCGGCCTATGAACGCCCACGCGCCTGCCCTAGACGCCGCCCTCCCGATCTGCCTCGAGGCCGAGCAAGCTCTCCTCGGCGCACTGCTCCTCAACGAGCACGCGCTCGCCAATGTCGGCTTCCTGGAAGCTCGTCACTTCGGCGAGGAGCTTCACGCGCGAATCTACTCGAGCATGCTCGAGCTGGCGGGCGCCGGACGCAAGGTCTCGCTCATCACCGTCGGGGCGCAGCTGGCCAACCTGCAATTGCCCGAGGGCGCGCCGCCGCTGCGCGCCTATCTCGCGACCCTCGCCCGAGAGGCGACCACGATCGCGGACGCCCCCGGCTATGCCGAATTGATCGTAGACGCCTGGGCGCGGCGCGAGCTAATCGCGCTTGCCCGCGCAGCCTCCGACTCTGCTCGCTTTTCCGGGACCGGCCGCCTGCAGGCGACGCTCGACGAGCTGGACGCGCAGATTATCACCCTGCGCAATGCCGGGCAGATCGGCGCGGAAGCCGAACGCACAACCCTCGGCGCGGGCCTCGCGGACGTCATTCGAGAGGCGGAAGACCGCGCGGCCGGCAACGCCCGGATCATCCCCTCGACGGGCTTCGTCGACCTGGACCGAGTCATCGGCGGCGGCTATCGCGCGGGTCGCCTCTATGTCGTCGCCGGCAACCCAGGCGCAGGCAAGACCATTTTCCTCGTCGCCAGCGCGCGGCGCGTGGCCCGGTTGCGGGACGATCGTCCACAATTCGGGGTCGACATCTATTCGCTCGAGATCGATCGCCGCGAGCTCGCTGCCCGCATGGCGGCCAACGCGATGGCCGCAGGCGTGGCGCCGCTCGCCTACAGCGACATTCTCGCCGGCGCGCTCGACGAGCAAGCGGTCAACCGGCTGCGCAAGGTTGAGGAGCGATTCAACGAATTCGCGGTAACGATCGACGCAACGCCCGGCCTCACGATCGAGCAGATCGAATCCCGCGCCAAACGCACGAAGCAGCGCCTCGAGCGCGCCGGCAAGACGCTCGACGTCGTGTTCATCGACTATCTGCAGATCATGGGCTTCGGCGATCGATATCGCGGCAGGAAGGTCGACGAGATCGGCGAAGTGACGAAGGGCGCGAAGGCGATGGCGAAACGCCTAGAGGTCGCCGTCGTGCTTCTCTCCCAGCTCAGCCGCGAGAACCAGAAGCGCGACGACAAGCGGCCACAGCTGTTCGACCTGCGCGACTCGGGTTCGATCGAACAGGACGCCGACGTCGTGATCGGCCTGCACCGCCCCTCCTACTATGACCAGCGCGATCCGAAGGTGCTCAACGGCGACGCAGAGGCGTGCGAGCGCGCGGCGGCCCGGGCGAACGACCTCGAGGTGATCCTCATGAAAAACCGGCTCGGGCCGACGACGACAGTCCATCTCTATTGCGACGTCGCGCGGTCGTTCCTCGACAATGGAGAGCGGAAATGGTGACCACCACCCCTGCCCCTCTCGTGCCGCCGGACGTCGATCTACGCGACTTCGCCTTCATGCCGCTCGACGTTGTGCGCCTGCGCGACAGCGACATCTCGGCCAAAGCGACAGCCGAAGAGTTCCGCTGCGCAGTACTGCTCTGGTGCGCCTCCTGGCACCAGGTGCCCGCGGGGAGCCTACCGGACGATGATGCGATCTTGTCCAATCTCGCCGGCTTCGGGCGCGCGGTCGGCGAATGGAAGAAGCACCGCGACGGCGCGCTCTGGAAATGGATCAAGTGCAGCGATGGGCGGCTCTACCATCCCGTTGTCGCAGAGAAGGCGGTCGAGTCGTGGCAGGCGAAAAAGCGCCAACGTGACAGAACGGAAGCAGCGCGCGCCGCGAGATTGTCGCAGAGGCCATCCTCGCCAGTGACGATCGATGTAACTGAACAAACACCGCGCGCGGCGCAATCGTCACAGACGCCGAGCGAGCCAGTGACAAACTCTGTAACAGAGAGGAAAGCGCGCGGCGAGCGACTGTCACAGACCCACGCGGACGATGTGACAGCGGTTGTTACAAGCTCCAAGGGACAGGGACAGTACAAGGGACAGGGAGAAATAGATAATCTCCAAGCACAGCGCCCTGTCCCCCGCGCGCCCGCGGAATCGGATCGTCCTGCAGCCGAACGGCCGCCCGACCCCGGCGCTGCGCCCGCAAGAGCCGAACTCGATCGCGTCGAGGACGCCTGTCGCGCTGCGCTCGGCGTAGCGCAGCCGCAAGACCTCGTCATCGGTCCGATGGTCGAAATCGTTCGGAAATTCGGGCAAGAGCGCGTCTCGCTGTGCCTCGCCTCCGAAGCCCGGAGACCCCGCGAGAAACCGATTCGGACCTGGAAAATCTGGGCGCGGATCGTCGTGGAATCGCTCGGCTCCGGCGCTTTTCCAGCAGGACCGGTCGAGCGCCTGATCCCGCTCGGCTTCGGCGGCGTCGAAATGCCAGAGGCGAATCTCGCCGCCGCGATCGAACGCTGGCGCCGCGCCCCCGTCTCGTGGATGCGGAACGTCTGGGGTCCGCCGCCCGATGAGAGCGGGACCATTCGGAAATTCGCTGCGGAGCGAGGAATCGAGCTGACGAAAATCGAGGATGCGGCATGAGCGCCCCGCAGAGGGAGTTCCCGGTTCGACGCTGGTCCGCCGAGCGCGTCCGGCTCGAGATGCGGCGCGCTATCCCTGGTCCCGGCGGCAGTGCGCTGCCCGGTCCGAAGTTCCGACGTGACGTCGTCGTGTGGCGGCGTGGTGGCGATCGATCTGCGGTCTCGATCTCGAGCCCGGCATGGACAGAGATGGTTCGGAGGGCGGCATAATGGCGGCGCAGCGCAAGAACTACGGGCGATACGATCACGTCGAGGAGGCTGTGCATCCCGGGCCGGCGCTGCCGCGCGCGCCGAAGCGCATGAAAGGGAAAGTCGAAATCGTCGTCGCTGCCGTCGACGACCCGAACCCCGTCGGTGCCGAGAAGCTGCGGCGCCAGCGCGTTGCTGTGAATGTCGCGCGCGACACGTTGGAGCGCGAATACGCCTATGGGCGCATTACCCGCGAACAATACGACGCCGGACGGTTGTTCGAGCGCGTGCTTGAGGCCGCGCGGATTGGCGGCAGGTGTGCGTCGACTGAGCGGATCGGCGGCGTGGGAGACCATGAGGCGATGATCGCGAAAGCGATGGATCGAGCAGTGGCGGCCGTCGATTTTGAGATGAAGGTACGATCTGCGTGTGGGGGGAGAGCGACGCTTATCCTGCGCGCGATTTTGGGGGAGGGGCAGACATTCACGCAAATCGCATCAGCTGAAAGATTGGGAGCAACGAGAGGGAAAGCATCGATTGCACATGAGTTTAGGAGTGCGCTTACAACGCTCGCGAAGCTGGTATGACGAGATCGCGCATCTCTCATCATGAGAAATTTTTACGTCTGTGGCTTTTTTGCGACACCTAAAGCTGTGGCATTGTAGTAAGATGTCGCACCTGCGTGTTTTGCACAGCGATGTGACACGTTGCTATTTCAATGCTTGTCTTGGAGATAGTTATGAAGAATAAAGCGTGGCCAGTGTCGCTTTTGATGTCGATTTCGTTGAGCGCATGCGCTTTAGACCCATTTACGCTCGACGACCCATCGACATTTGCGGAGCTTTCCCCAGACCTTCCTACCGTTGTTAAATCACTTCGCTGCGAAGTAACAACATTTATTGTTGAAAACAGACTACGAAGCCAAATATGGCATGACATTTTAACAAAATCTGGAACGTCAATTAACGAATCGGATGCAGACCACGCAAGCTCTATTCTGAGAGATTATCCGTACATTGAGATTGATAGCAAACAATTCGCTGCAATAGGATTCGATGTTAAGAATATCACAAATTTAGGCATAAATATCCAAAACGACTGGAAACGACCTCACCTAAATATTTCTCGGACATTCCACATCGGCCCAACATACTCTGATACAAGAACATTCGAGTATGCACCTCCAATGGCAATTGCACAGGTGGCCGATCTTGGCCCAGGAAAGAACTTTTATAAACCGGGAACACCCAAAATACCTCCAGCATCAGCATATACAGGAGCATATTTTTATCACCCTACTACAGATGAACATTTTTATTGTTATAAATCACTCGCATATTCAAACTCTAAAACGCTATTCGACGCCGCAAATGAGATTCAACAACTTGTAGAACACACAAAAAGCTACTCACAATACGCACAATTTCAACGAATATACGTCGGAGAACGAACGCTTGCTCACTGGCTACAAGACAAAGCCGCCGATCTTACCAAAAATAGACATACAATGTTTCCGACACCCGAAAGCATAGCCATAGGACAGATATATTATACTTTTACGTTGGACGCAAAGCCCGGAATTGATGCAAGATATACATTAACAGCGACGGTTATAAACCCATTTATTCCCGACATATCTGGAAGTCTAGAGCATAGCATGATGTTTTACGTAACATTGAACACTCCTGACGCTGCAATCTCGCTAGGCGCCAAGCAAGGCAACGCATGCAATAAAGAGGTCAAGGATGCAAAATGCAAGTAGCGGAGAGCTTGCAATCAAGGCGGCGCGTTGCCAAATGAACCACTAACATGCGGAGGACTCGTAATGAGAGCCGTTATAATCGCTGTTTTGATCGTGGGTATCAGCTCTAATGCATTTGCACAGGCGATGGTCGCTCCCCCGCCTGCGGAAGCCGTCAGCCCGAGCAACGCAACGCAGCAAAGCGTTCCGTCAAAATTGGGAGGCACGTCCTCCACGGAAGGTAGCGGGCGTGACATAGCGAACAAGTCGTTTCACAACGGTGGTCAAAGACTGAAGACGACGGTCCCCTATTCAGTGGGTGTTCCTTCTAACTGAATCCACCCAGAGTCGGTCGATACCGCGCCCACATTCTTGACATGGGAGCTAAAACGAGCGATCTTGTTAGCGACAAATTTTGCGCCCGGAGCTGGAAACAGTGGCCGGGCGTTATCGTTTCCGCCTCCCAAATCCCCGAAAATCCCAATTCTCCAGCCCTGAAAAGGGACGGGAGCCGGGGCGCGCCAACGCCCCAAGCCGCGAGTCGTAACCTCGCATGACCGAAAGCCGGCCGGACATCCGGTCACCCCGCCACCGTGCGCGACGGCGGGGAAACTTGGCTCATCGTCATGCAAAATTCCGTTACCGACCTGGCCGTCGAGGCTTGGCCGATCGAACGCGTGCGTCCGTATGAGGGCAATCCGCGCATCATCCCCGAGGCCGCGATCAAAAAAGTTGCGGCGTCGATCGAAACCTACGGCTGGCGCCAGCCGCTCGTCGTCGACAAGGAGGGCGTGCTCGTCGTCGGCCATGCTCGCCTGCTCGCGGCGAAGCGCCTGGGCCTCACGCATGTTCCGGTCCATGTCGCGGCGGACCTGACGCCCGAGCAGGCGCGCGCCTATCGTCTCGCCGATAACCGGACGGGCGAGGAAAGTCGCTGGAACCCGGACGCTCTGAAATTCGAGCTGTCTTCCCTGGGTGAGATCGGCTTCGACCTGACGCTGACAGGATTCGATCTTCCCGAGATGACGTTTTTGGAGCGCCCTGTGCGCGACAGCAAAGCGCCGAAGGGCATCGGGAAGAGAGCAGTATCTACCGTGGCGATCGGCGAGATATCTCGCGGCGAGGTCTGGCGCCTTGGCGAGCACCGGCTCTTGTGCGGGGATTCAACAGATGCTGCCGATGTTGCGCGCCTCCTTGACGAGGAGCGGCCAACGCTGATGGTGACCGACCCGCCCTATGGCGTCGATTACGACCCAAGCTGGCGAGTGCGCGCTGGACAGTCGAAAACAACGCGCACCGGAAAGGTGTCCAACGACGATCGAGTCGACTGGCGAGAGGCCTGGGCGCTTTTCCCCGGCGATGTCGCGTACGTATGGCACGCTGGTGTCCACACGCACACGGTCGCGGAAAGTCTGCTCGCTGCGTCATTCGAACTTCGGGCTCAGATCATCTGGGCGAAGCCGCATTTCGCTTTGAGCCGCGGCGACTATCACTGGCAGCATGAGCCCTGCTGGTACGCCGTCCGACGGGGCGCAAAAGCTCGGTGGAGCGGCGGCCGGGATCAATCGACCCTGTGGCACCTCGGAGGCGTCGGCGCGCCGGACAGCACCACCTCACATGGCACGCAGAAGCCGGTCGAGGCGATGAAGCGGCCGATCCTGAACAATAGCCGGCAGGGCGATGCGATCTACGAGCCTTTCGCTGGGAGCGGCACGACATTCATTGCGGCGGAGATGAGCGGGCGGCGCTGCTTCGGAATGGAGCTCGACCCGAAATATTGCGCCGCGGTCATTTTGCGCTGGCAAGAATTCACGGGACGCTTCGCGGAGCGGGACTGACAGAATGGCGAAAACTGGCCCCAGGCCGCTCGAGTTCAATGAGGAGACTCGCCGACAGGTCGAGGCCTTCGCCGCCTACGGCATTCCGCAAGAGGACATGTGCAAGCTGCTCCTCAATCCGCGGACAGGCCGGCCGATCGACCTCAAGACGCTGCACAAGCACTTCCGCGTCGAGCTCGACACCGGCATGGTGCGGGCAAACGCGAAGGTCGCCGAGTCCCTCTTCCGCCAAGCCGTCGGCGCGGCCGCGCAATACGACGCCAACGGCAAGCTGATCCGCGCCGAGCAGACGCCTGTCGTCTCCGCCGGCATCTTCTGGGCCAAGGCGCGCATGGGCTGGAAAGAATGCGACGTGCATGAGTTCACGGGGAAGAATGGTGCCCCGATCGAAGTCGACGACGCACGATCCAAGCTCGCTGATCGCCTCGCTCGTCTCGCTGCCGCCGGTACAGCGCGCGAAGGTTCTGGCGAGCCTCAGCCCGAGTGAGGCGCGGGCTCTCCTCTTCGATTGGTGCGCCTGGGCGCGGCCCGAGCAGCTCGCTCCGCCTGGCGATTGGTCCTATTGGCTGGTGCTCGCCGGGCGCGGCTTCGGAAAGACGAAGACCGGCGCCGAGTGGGTCCGAGCAAAGAAGGAGACATGCGGACGACTCGCGCTCGTCGCGCCCACCGCCGGCGACGCGCGCGACGTCATGGTCGAGGGCGAGTCGGGAATTCTCGCCTGCTCGCCGTCGTGGGATAGGCCGCACTACGAGCCGTCGAAACGACGCCTGACCTGGAAGAACGGCGCCATCGCGACGCTCTATTCGGGCGAAGACCCCGAGGCGCTGCGCGGCCCGCAATTCGGCGCCGGCTGGGCCGACGAGCTGTGCGCCTGGCAGTACGCGCAAGACACCTGGGACATGCTGCAGTTCGGCCTGCGCCTCGGACAAAACCCTCAATGCGTCGTAACCACGACGCCGAAGCCGATCCAGGTTCTGAAGGACCTGCTCGCCAACCCCGCGACCGTCGTCACGCGGGGTTCGACCTACGACAACCGCGCCAATCTCGCGGAAGGGTTCTTTCGGCAGATCATCAGCCGCTACGAGGGAACGCGTCTCGGTCGGCAGGAACTGAACGCCGAGCTGCTCGAGGATATCCCCGGCGCGCTGTGGAGCCGGAAGGTTATCGATGACACGCGAGTCCGCTCCTATCCCGACCTCGCGCGCGTCGTCGTCGCGATCGATCCGCCGACGACATCAGGCGAGAAGGCGGACGAATGCGGAATTGTCGTCGCAGGCCGCTGCGCCGACGGGCATGGCTATGTGCTGGCTGACCATTCGTCGCACGGCGATCGGCCGGCGGAATGGGCTCGGCGCGCGGTGCTGGCCTATCAGATGTTCAACGCCGACTGCGTCGTTGCCGAGGTCAACCAAGGCGGCGAGATGGTCGAGGAGATCGTGCGTCAGGTCGACCCGACAATTCCATTCCGCGCCGTGCACGCGACGCGCGGCAAATATGTCCGCGCCGAGCCTATCTCGATGATCTACGCGCAGGGCCGCGTGCATCACGTCGGATCGTTCTCAAAGCTCGAGGATCAGATGTGCGCCATGACGCCGGACTTCGACGCCGACGAGGCTGGCTATAGCCCAGACCGTCTCGACGCGGCCGTGTGGGCGTTGACCGATCTCATGACCGGGCATCGGTCGGAGCCGAGGATTCGCCGGCTGTGACCGGCATTATTGGAGAGCGAAGCATGTCGCAGGAATTGAAGTTCAAGCTGAAGCAGATCGTGAAGCTGGTCGAGTCCGGCGAGACCGGAACGGTCGTCGGGCGCGCCGAATTCGACTATTCGAATCCGAGCTATCTCGTCCGCTACAAGGCCGGCGATGGTCGACAGGTCGAGAGCTGGTGGACCGAGAGCGCTCTCGCGGCTGCGTGATCTGAATGTGGCCGTTCTCTCGCCGCCGGACAGACGCGCCGGCGGCGAAAAAAATCGAGCCGGCGCTGCATTCGGCGCCGGCCGCCGCGCCTCCCTACGAGGCGAAAGCCTCCGCCGTCGGCGCGATAATATCCGCAAGAGTACTGAATCTCCCGCAGTGGCCGCGCCGATCGTTCGAGAAGTCCGCCACGGAGGGCTATCAGCAAAATCCCGTCGTCAACGCCTGCATCTGGAAGACGACGCGCGCCGCAGCGGCGGTGCCGCTCGCGATCATGCGCGGCGACAAAGAGGTCGAAATCCCCGAGCTGCGCGCCCTGCTCAACCGGCCCAATCCGGCGCAGGATGGCCCGGCCTTCGTCCAGGCGACGCTCTCCGACCTCATGCTCGCCGGCGAGTTTTTCGCCGAGCGCGTCGATCTCGGCAAACGGCCGAAGGAACTCTATCGCTGGTCACCGGCCAAGACCGCGGTGAGGCCCGGCGCCGATGGATTCGCCGCCGCATACACATTCAAGGTCGGCGACAAGGAGCGTACGGTCGAGGTCGACCTCTCGAAAGGAAACGTCCCGGTCCTGCATGTCCGCGACTACAACCCGACCGACGACTGGCGCGGGCTTCCCTCTATCGACCCCGCGGCGTTCTCGATCGACGCGCACACTGGCGCTCTGCGCTGGAATGTGGCGCTCCTACGCAACGGCGCGCAGCCCTCCGGCGCGCTCGTCTATGATCCGAAGGAAGGCAGCGACAAGCTCACGGACGAGCAGTGGGAGCGTCTGAAGGCCGAGCTCGAAGAATCGTTCTCGGGCGCGAAGAACGCCGGCAGGCCGCTCCTGCTCGACGGCGGGCTCGATTGGAAGGAAATGGGCTTCAGCCCGAAAGACATGAATTTTGCGGAGGGCCTGAACAGCTCGGCGCGCCTGATCGCGCTGGCGTTCGGCGTGCCGCCGCTGATCCTCGGAATCCCGGGCGACAACACCTTCGCCAACTACGCCGAGGCGAACAAGGCTTGGTATCGCGAGACGATCCTGCCGCTGCTCTCGCAGTGGTGCCGGGCCATGTCGTGGTGGATCGCCCCGGCGTTCGGCACCGACATCCGCATCGAGCCCGACACCGACGACCTCGAGGTGTTCGCCGAAGAGCGCGCGGCCGAATGGGACAGGATCGAAAAATCAACGATTCTGACGATCGACGAGAAGCGCGAGCGGCTCGGCTACGGAGATTACAAGCCGAGTTCGGCGCCTGGCGGCCAAATTCTCGTCTCCTCCGCGCTGATCCCGCTCGAGGCGACGGGCGAGACGCCGCAGGGCGATGCCGCGCCAGAAGACGACACCGAGGGCGCCGGCGACGACGATGGCACAGAGGAACCAGCGGCGTGAGCGCCGCATTGCCCGCCATATCCGCTTGGCGGCGTCTCATGAACGCGCTCTTGCGCATGACCTTCGCAAGATTTTCGCCCGCGCCGGACGTGTCGCCGCGGCGCATGTCGCGACCGGACAGGATCATCTCGCCGTCGCGGTTGTGGCCGGCTTCGAACCAGCCATCGCCAAAGCGCTTCGCGCGCGGCTGCAAGTCTCGGCCATGGCGAGCGCGGAACTCGTCCTCGAGGAGCTGACGGGAGGCAAGGCGCTCGGCGCGCTGTTCGAGCCAACCGGCAAGCCTGCGCTCGAACTGAAGCTGCTCTCGCTCTTCGATGTGGCCGAGCGCACCGTCGTCGACTGGCTCTCGCATCACGCGGCCGAGATGGTGCAGCGCGTCTCGCAATCGCTGAAACGCCTGATCCGCGGCTCGCTGAAGCGCGGGAAGGAAGCGAATGAGCCGCCACGCGTGCTGGCGCGCCGAATGCGCGACGAGACCGGCGGCAAGATCGGACAGAAGCGCGCCCTCGGAATCGCGCGGACGGAGACACACACCGCCACGCAAGTCGGCTCGGAGGCAGCAGCTCAGGCGACAGGGCTCGCGCTCGACAAGGAGTGGGGCGCGACCGAAGACGCCCGCACAAGGCCGGCGCACGCCGAAGCGGATGGGCAAACGGTCGACAAGGACGCCGATTTCGTCGTCGGCGGAGAGCACTTGCGCTTCCCCGGCGATCCGCGTGGCAGCGCCGGGAACATCATCAATTGCCGCTGTGTGGCGCTTTGGGTTCCAAGGATTCCGAAATGATCGAACGTAAGCACGCGCTCGGCCTCAAGCATCTGCCGATCGAGTTCGACGCCAAGGCTGTGAAGGATGATGGCACCTTCGAAGGCTATGCCTCGACCTTCGGCAATGTCGACAGCGGCTATGATTGCGTCATGCCGGGCGCGTTCACCAGGAGCCTGCTCGAACGCCCGGCCGCGCGCATCAAAATGCTCTGGCAGCATGACCGAACGCAACCGATCGGCGTTTGGACGGACGCGGTCGAGGACAGCAAGGGCCTCTTCGTCAAAGGTGCACTGCTCGTCCCGTCCATCAAGCAGGCCGCCGAGTGCCATGCGCTCATGAAGGCTGGCGTCATCGACTCCATGTCGATCGGCTACAAGACGATGGAGGCCGATTTCACGCAGAGCGGCGTGCGCCAGCTCAAGGAAGTCGGCCTCTTCGAAATCTCGATGGTCACCTTCCCGATGAACGATCAGGCGACGGTGACGACCGTGAAAGAGTTCAACCCGCGCGAATGGGAAAGGGGCCTGCGTGACGCCGGCCTCTCGCGCGGCGACGCCGTGAAGGCTGTCGCGTTTTTCCGAGAGCGCCTGCGCGATGCAGGCGAGAATGTCGCGATCGATCCGCGTGAGGCGGAGGCGGCGGCCTTGTCGACCGATGTGGTCGACGCCATGCGGAAGCTGCAATCCGCCTTCCGCTGATCTCACAGGATCGAAGACATGACGGAGCATTTCCGACTCCGCGGGGGCTACAACCCGCTGGAGCGCAAGGAAGACGCGCCGACCAACCCCGAGTTCAAGCGGCTCGCCGACGAGCTGATGAGCACGGTGGCGGCGTTTCGGCAGAAGAACGACGAATCGCTGGAGGAGATTCGCAAGAAGAAGATCGACGACGTCGTGCTCAAGGAGCATGTCGACCGCATCAATGACGCGATCGACAAGGTCGAAAAGAAGCTCACGGACGAGCTGCTCGACATCAAGCGCAAGGCAATCTTCGAGGGCCAAAGGGACACGAAGAAGCCGGCGCCGCCCGAGCTCGAAGCCTACACCAAGAAGTTCGACGACTATCTGCGCGGCCGCTACGGCAGCGACGACAAGCCGCGCGATCTGATGGAGGCGAACAAGGCCGCTTATGAGGCCAAGGCGCTCTCCGTTGGCTCGGACTCTGACGGTGGTTTCACGGTCCTACCGACGATCGAACAGACCATGACGGAGATCGCGATCCTGGTCTCGCCCGTGCGCTCGGTCGCGAACGTCACGCAGATCAGCACCGATCGCGTGCGCTTCCCCGTGAATAAGCGCGGCACGACGTTCGGCTGGAGCGGCGAGACCGATCCCCGCACCGCAACCGCGAATTCACAGCTCGCCGAGTCGGAAATCCCGGTCCATGAAATGTTCGCGATGCCGGGCGCTTCGCAGTCCTTCCTCGACGACACCTATATCGACGCCGAGAATTGGATCGCCTCAGAGGCCTCTCTCGCTTTCGCGCAGGGTGAGGGAGCGGCGTTCATCAAGGGCGACGGCAGCAAGAAGCCGACCGGCTTCCTGGCCTATCCAATCGTCGCTGACGGCTCGTGGTCGTGGGGCAATGTCGGCTATGTCGCGACCGGCACCTCGGGCGGCTTTACCTCGCCCGCCGCCGGCCCGCCGATCGTTCAAGGCGCCGACGTGTTCGCGGACCTCGTGGCGGCGCTCAAATACATCTATCGCCCGAACGCCCGCTTCGCCGCGAACCGTCGGTCCGTCGCTGCGATGCGCAAGCTGAAGACCCTCTACGCTGATTATCTGTGGGTGCCGGGCCTTCAGAATGGACAACCCGCGAGCTTCTACGGCTATCCGCTCGTCGAGTTCGAGGACATGCCCGACATCGCATCGTCCTCCTATTCGGTCGCCTTCGCGGACTTCAAGCAGTTCTACCGAATCGTCGATCGTGTCGGCATTCGCACGCTGCGCGACCCCTTCACGAACAAGCCCTTCGTGATGTTCTACATGACGAAGCGCGTCGGCGGCGGCATCAACAATTTCGAGGCCGGCAAGCTGCTGAAGTTCGCCGTTTCCTGATCGCCAGCACCGCCGCCGGCTTCGGCCAGCGGCCTCAACGCTCTTTCGAAAGGCTCATCGCCATGATGCGCAACCTCTCCTCCATCATCAAGCCGAAGCGCTTGGTCGCGGAGGCAACGCTCACCTCGTCGGCAAGCGCCGTCGTCATCGATCGCGGCAATACGAACTCGCGCATTTGGGAGGCGATTCAGCTCGCCTTCCATGTCGGCGCCGGCGGCATCACCTTCAGCGGCACCAACTATCTGGCGCTGAAGCTCCGCGAATCCGACGACAATTCGACGTTCAACGTCGTCGGCGCGAACGCTGTCCTTTTCGGCGCGGAGAATCTCGCCGGCACGGCATTCGCGCAGGCGCCGGACGCCAATGGCTTCGTGCGCCTCATCAATGCCGCCAAGGCGGCGGCCGACACCGACCCCTTCCGCGTCGATTACGTCGGCTCCAAGCGTTACCTCGAGGCGACGATCACATTCGGTGGCACGCACGGCACGGGCACGCTGGTCGGGCTCTGGGGCGTGCTTGGCTACCCGAACATCATGCCGGTCATCTGACCGCGCCGCATCATCGCGCGCCAGCCATCTGGCGCGCCTCGCTTTCCAAGCTTCGAGGCTCTCATGCCCAAGACGATCAAAATGCTGATCGACAAGCTCGTCAGCCCCAATGGCTACGACACAGAGATGTGGCGCAAGGACGAGGTGAAGCACAACGTCCCCGACGCGCTCGCCGACGACCTGACCCACAAACAGACGCTCGCCGCCATAGTGGTGACGGGCAACGCCAAGACCGACGCCGCCGCCGAGGAAGGCGCACTCGAAGAGGCCGAGCGCCGCGCCAAGGACGCCGCGGCGGCGCAGGCCCTCCAGGAGGCGGCAGAGAAAGCCGCCCTAGAAGCAGTCAAGGCCGCGCAAAGCGGCGCCGCACCGAAGCCGCCTAAGGCCTAATGGAAGGTAACGGAAGGTAATGGAGAGCCACATGACCCAAGCTCAGGACCGATACGACGCCGCGGCGCAGCGCCACAGCGACGCCCTTCAGCGCGCGATTGCGCAGGCCACGAGTATCGTTTCGCTCGCGGCGGATAAGGCGCAGCTGGCGGCCGATCTCGCCAAGAAGCAGGCCGAGTACGACGCCTTGCTCGAAAAGACGGCCGAATATCTGGACGCCTCCACGGCTGCGCTCGAAAGTGCTACGCAGATCCCGGCAGCCACTCCAGCGGCTTCGGTCGCCGCCGAGCCGGCCACCAATCCCGCTGCGCCGCAATCATGATCTCGCAAACGGCGCGCCTTCGCCTGGTCACCGATGCGGCGAGCGAGCCTGTGACGCTGGCCGACGCGAAGGCCTACGCCCGCGTCGACCTCGGCGACGACGATATCCTGATCACGGCGCTGATCGCCGCCGCACGCCGGCGCGTCGAAAAGGAGACCGGGCTCGCCCTTCTCACGCAGAGCTGGGTCTCCGTCTTCGATCGCTGGCCGGATTCGACGAGCGGCGGCGGTCTATCGTCCCCGTGGTGGGATGGTGTCCGCGAGGCTCCGCTCTCCATGGTCTCGCCGTCGGGCGTCATCGAAATCCCGAAGCGGCCGTTTCAGGCGGTCACGCAGATGAAGCTGCGCGACGCCTACGGGTCCTTCGTCACGGTCGATCCGTCGATCTATTACACCGAGGTCTCCGACATGCGCGGGCGCATCGTGCGCGTGCTCGGGAAAATCTGGCCTGTGATCGTCATGGCGCCGAGGAGCGCGATCGAAATCAGCTTCACGGCCGGGTTCGACGCAGCCCCCTACTCCGGCGTGCCGGACGATTTGCTCCTGGCGATCAAGATGCTCGTCAAGCACTGGTACGACAACCGTGAGCCCGTTGCCGAAGGCAAGGTCGGCAAGCTCCCGGCCCATATCGATGCGATCCTCGGCTCGTATCGGGCGGTGAGGCTACAGTGAAAGCGTCGAACGTCGGCGCGATGCGCGAGCGCGTCACGATCCACGCGCAGACGCAAACCGTCGATGGCGTCGGCGACATCACGACGACATGGACACAGGTCGCGACCTGCTGGGCGCGGATGCGGCCGCTGAGCGCCGCCCAGGTGGAGCGCGCCGGCCGCGACGATGCGATTCGCCGTTACGAGATGACGATCCGCTATCGCACCGACATCGCGACCAACAGCCGCGTCATGTGGCGTGGGCGACGGTTCGATGTGCAGGGCGTGACGGACGAAACCGAGCAGCGTCAGTTCCTGACGGTCTATCTGGCGGAGATCAACGCATGATCGAGGTCGACATTCTCGACGATATCGCCAAAGGCGTCGAAAACGACATCATGGCGGCCATTCAGAAGGGCACGAGCGACGGGCTCATGGCTCTCGCGCTCAAAGCGCAGGCCGACGCGCAGCGCAGCATCCTCAAGGGTCCAAAGACCGGCAAGCTCTATAAGCGCGGCGACACGATGCACCGAGCCTCGGCGGATGGAGAGGCGCCCGCGAATGATCTCGGCTTTCTCGCCGCCAGCATCAAGGCGGAAGCAACAGACGCGAATACGGTTGATCTCAAGGCGGATGCGCCCTACGCCATGGCTCTCGAATTCGGCACCTACGACATGGCCGCCCGCCCCTATCTCGGACCGGCCGGCGACAAGGCGCGGCGCCAGGGACCAGAGGTCATCGACGCCTATGTCAAGGCCGCCCTCAAATGAACGCGAGCCGATATTCGGCGTGGAAGTCCTCGACTGCTATCTCGTCGAGGCGACCCGCGAATCTGTCGTCGTCGGCACATGGGGCGAGACGAGGCAGGTCTCTTCCGAGTTCACTTTCGAGCGATTCCGTCGCTCGGGCTATTGGCGCATAGTTCACGCCGATGGCAGCGTCACAGCCGCTCGACGCGGGAAATTCGCTCATCGCGGCGGTCCGCTCGGCCCTCCTCGCGAATAGCGCGCTCGCCGGCATGCTCGTCGGCAACAGGGTTATGACCTGGGCGCCGTCGAGCTGCCCAACGCCTTACGTCCAAATCGCGCATCGCTCCAATGACTGGTCGACGGCGACGGAAGATGGGCAGGAGGTCGTTCTCGACCTGAACATCTATCACCAGCCCGCTTCACAGACGCCAGAAGCCGGAACGGCGCGCGCCATTATGGCGCTCTGCCGGCAGACACTGCACACCGCGAGCCTGACGCTCGCGTCGCCTTTCAAATGCACGCTGATCCGCGTGACGAATGAGATCGGCCCCTATCGCGATCCCGACGGCGCGACGCTTCACGGCGTGGTGACCGTGCGCGCGCTCGTCGACCATACCTGAACCCCGCGCCGGCCGGGTCAAGCGCGGCAATTTTCCCGCAGGAGCATCCGAACATGACAGCACAGGCAGGCCGCCTCTGGGCGCTCTCGATCCTGTCCGGCGGCAGCTACGTGCCCGTCGCCGGACTGAGGACGCGCAGCTTCAAAGTGAACAACACCAACGTCGACGTGACCACCGCCGACTCTCAGGGCCGCTGGCAAGAATTTCTTGGCAATGCGGGCGTCCAATCGCTCGAGATCGATGCGTCCGGGCGATATCAGCAGGACGCGACCGCCAAATTGCTGTTTCAAGCCGCGGCAACCTCGACCCTTCAGACAATGCGGCTCGCTTCGCCGGGCATTCAGATCGACGCGACATTCCTCGTCGACAGCTACGAATCGTCTGGTCCCTACGACGATGCGACCGACTTCACGGTCAAACTCATGTCGAGCGGCCAGCCGACCTTCACCTATTCCTGATCCCGGCCGCAGCTTTCTAAAGGAGCGCTGATATGTCCGCCCTCACGATTCAAAACATCTCCCCCGGCGGCACGACGCCGAGCTATCAGGCCGCGACGTCGTCCGATACCATCCCGGGCGCGTCGGGGAACGAACGCCTATTCTTGCATGCCAAGAACACCAATGCCGCCACAGCCACCGTCACCATTCAGCCGGTGTCTCCGACGAGCTTCAAGGTTCCCGGCGTCGGGCCGGTCACCATCCCGGCGATCCAGGTCACCATTCCGGCGACGACGGGCGACAAGATGATCCCGATCCCGCAGGCCTATATCGATGCAACGGGAACGGTGACGATCGCCAACAGCGGGACCATCACGAACCTCACGCTCGCGGCGATCGCGCTGCCTGCCCTCTCGCTGTGATAGGTGGCCCATGGCGAACAAGGTCCGTGGCGCGGTCTCTCTGCAGCTCGGCGAGGAGACGCTCAATATCTGCCTCGGACTCGGCGCGCTCGCCGAAATCGAGGACGCGTTCGAAGTCGATAGCTTCGAGCAGGCGCCGGTTTTCGCCGGCCGGGGCGTGAGCGCGAGATCGGCTCTCAAATTTCTCGAGGCGATCCTCAACGGCAACGACTTCGAGTTGACGCCTGCGCGTTTGGCGGCGCTGCGAACGCTCCGCCCGAATGAGGTGTTCGACCTGATCCAGTCGCTCTTCCGGGCGTCGGGGCTCGAAGCAGCCGCCTCGCCCGAAGCGCAGGAAGGCGCCGCCCCCCCTTTGGGGGCCGAGAGCGCTGGCGCGTCTGGATGAGCATTGGCCTTGGCCATCTGCGCATGCGCCCTGATGACTTCTGGCGCATGACGCTGCCGGAATTCTTCGCAGCCTGCGACGGCTATCTCGAAAGCCGCGGCGTTCGGAAAGCCGGGCGCGTCACCGCGCCGACGCGCGCGGAGGTCGCCTCGCTGTTCGCGCAGCTCGACGATCAGGGGAGGCTGAAGAGCAATGGCTGAAGCCGAAGTCGGCGCGATCGTCTATCGCTTCCAGGCGGACACGTCCGGCCTCAAGGCCGGCTTCGCCGAGGCGCAGACGCAGCTCCGCAGCATGGGCGCCGGCGCGGCCGAGGCTGGCAAGCAGGCCGCCGCCGCTGGGCAGCAAACCGGGGCGGCGTTCGAGCAGGCCGGCCAGCGCGTCGCCCGCGCGAGCGAATCCGTCGCGAAGCTCCAAAAGGACATAGCCGGCGTCGCACGCGGGAACCCGCTCAAGGAAATCGCGACGGGCGCGGATGGCGCGTCGGCCGGATTTCAGCGCGCCAGTGTCAGCGTCGAGAAATTCAACGCCGGGCTCGACCGCGTTCGTGATTTCGCATGGAATAACACTGGATTTTCCGGCGACGAGATCGATCGCGTCATCAATCCGCTGCAGGGGCTCACCGCGGCAATCGGCGTGCTCCCGACGATCGCGGTGGCTGCCGTAGGTGCTGCCGCCGCGGCATTCGCGATGCTCGAGCTGCGCGCCCGCGAAGTCCATATTGCCGCGCAGCAGCTCGCCGACGATCTATCGCTCGGCGGTCAGGTCAATGCGTTCGGCGGCGCCACCGAGGCCGTCGGGCATTTGGCCGAGCAGCTCACGCGAATGTCCAGCGCCTGGGATGTGGTCGGCAAGGGCGCCGCGCTCTCCGCCGACGAGGCGCGCCAGTTCGCCGGGGAGATCGCGAAGCTTCCCGCAGTCACGACGGACATAGCGGCCGGATTCGCCGATCTCGCGCGCTCCGAGCGCTACGCCTTCGGCGCCGAGGGCGTCGATATGGTGCAGGGGCTCGTCGGCGCGCTGAAGCAGCCCGAGCAGTCACTGCAAACGCTCATCTCCACAAACCTCGGCCTTACGGCAGCCCAGCGCCAGGCGGCGCAGGGCGTGCTCGACAGCGGCAACGCGCAGCGGCAGGCCTCGACCTATTTCCAGCTCGTCACAGATGATTTCGTGCGGCAAAAGTCAGAGGCGGTCCTGCTCGACGCCGCGCACAATTCTCTGAGCGGCACAACGCGCGCGCTCGCCGATGAGGCGCTTGCCGCAGCGCGCGCCAGCGGCGATTTCGAAGGCGCGCTGCAACAGCTGGCGCTCGCCGGCAGCTCTGCCGCGCAGAAGCTCCTCGGCGCCGTCTCGGCTATTCGCTCCATCCGCGCCGAGATGGCGAAGGGATTGAGTGGAGAAGCCCTCTCCAACGCGCTGCAGAACGCGAACGACAAGCTCTATCCCCTGCATACAGCCGCTCGCGCGGCGTCGGCGCAATTCGCGGACGCGACCGGGCAGGTCAAAGACCTGGAATCGCGCCTCGGCAATGCGACCGCGAACCTCAACCGCCTGAAGCAGGCTGGTGAAGAAGGAACGAAGGAATTCGTGACAGGCACGGCCGATGTCGCGCAGCTCAATGACCAGCTCGTCAAGGCGCGCGCCAACGCCGCGGCCTACGGCATGGCCGCACAGAAGGCCAACGAGGCCATCGAAGGCGGCGCAAGCTACGATCGCACGAAGAAGAACATCGACACGACGCATGACGCCGATAAGGACGAGGTCGCACGCCACCGCGAGACGATCGCCGCCCTCGAAGCCCAGCGTGCGGACCTAGAGCGCGCGAATGTCGCCTCGACCGAGGCCGGCGCCGCCAAAATCCGCGAGATCAATCAGGGACTGCGCGACGAAGAGGCGAAGCTCGCCGACGAGCGGCTGAAAGTCCAGGTCGCGCGCATCGACGCAGAAATCGCGAAGGAGGCGCAGGGTTCGGAACGCAAAAAGCAGCTCGCCCGCCAGAAATTCGAACTGGAGACACAAGGCGTCTCGCCGAACTCGGCCGAATACGTCGGCAAGGAGAGCGAGCTTCGGTCTGCACTCGACGAAGAGGCGAAAGGCGGCGGCGGGAGCCGCGGCGCAGCGGCGAGTGAGCGGCAAAGCGCCATCGAGCGCTATCTGGACAGCCTCCGACAATCCGAGGCGCTCGCGCGCGCCGAGGTCGAGAATTGGGGCAAGGGCAATGTCGAGCGCGCGCAGGCCGTGGCGCTCGCGCGCGCGAAAGAAACGGCCGACCGCGAGGGCCTGACGCTATCCGATGCACAGCGCGCGCAGATCGAAGCCGCCGCCGGCGCGACGCAGCGCTACAAAGACCGCCTCGACGAGCTGAAGCAGAAACAGCAGGAAGTGAACGCCGTCGCGCGCGAGTTCGGCGATATGCTCGCCAGCTCGCTCGATCAGGTCGTCGTTCAGGGCAAAAACCTCAAGGACACCCTCTCCAGCCTCCTGAAGAGCCTCGAAAGCTCGGCGCTACGCGGGCTGCTCACTGGCGAGGGGATGTTCGGACAGGCGTTCGGGCTCGCCGGCAAAAACGGCGCGCCCGGCGGCTTGTTCGGGCAGGCGTTCAACGGGCTGTCGGGGCTCTTCGGCCTCGGCGGAAATGGCGCGGCGCAGCCGGCGCAAACGGGCGCGCCGCTCGCGACGGCCCCGGCGCAGAATGGCGTCGTCGGCGCCGTTGGCTCTATCCTCGGACTTGGCGGCGCGGTGCAATCGGTCGGCGCAATGAACGTCACCGCCGCCAGCGTCACGGTCTCGGGCGCCGCCGGTGGTGGGGTCGGCTCTCTCCTCTCGAAGTCGGGGGCGTCAGAGAATGGCGCGACGGCAGACGCCAGCACCCCGCAGGGTGGCGGTCTCTTCGATGGCGTCAGCGAGCGCCTCGGCGGCCTGTTCTCGAAGCTGACGAGCGTGTTCGACCAGCTGTTCTCGAAGATCGGCGATCTCCTCTCTGGGCTCATGAATTCGATCGGCGGACTGTTTTCCGGCGGCGCCGGCGGCAGCGGTGGCGGTCTCCTCTCCGGCATCGGCAGCCTATTCGGCGGCATGTTCGCGGAAGGAGGAAGCCTTCCCTCCGGCAAGTGGGGAATCGTCGGTGAGCGCGGGCCTGAGATCATTTCCGGCCCCGCGCGAATCACACCGATGCACAAGTTCGCGGGGATGTTCGCCGACGGCGGCATGATCCCTGAAGGAAAATGGGGGATTGCCGGCGAGCGCGGCATCGAGATGGCCAGCGATATGGCGAGCAGCGGGGCGGCAGCGGCCCACGCGTCCGATCGCGGCACATCCATCAAGATCACGAATATGCGCGGGCGGGATACCGATGTCTCCGCAAAGCGCCTGACCGACGGGGAAATCAGCATCCTCATCGACCACAAGGTTTCCGGTGCACTGCAAAACTATAGTCGAAACATTCTCGACATCGTCCAGGATCGGCAAAACCGAGCATGAACTTCGTCGATCCAGCTCTACCGCGGTGGCCGCGACAATTGGCGCCGGTGGAGATCGAGCCGATGGTCGAGGCGCCCTTCGTTCAAGGTCCCCGCCCCGCCATTGGCGCCCCGCTACGCGTGCGCAACGACGCCGGCCTATGGGTGATGCGCCTCGTCGATATCCAGATCCATGATTGGAAAATATTCGCATATCGCGCGATCCTGTTGCGCATCATCGCGACGAGCGGCGCGCTCTATATGCCCATGTGGGACTGGCGGCGGGCTCCGCTTTCACCATCTGATCCGACGCCGTTTTCTGACGGAACGACGTTCTCGGATTCGTCCCTCTTCGCTGGCGTATCGGCGCCCGGCGTCGTCGCCGCTACGGCCGAGCAAATGACCACACGCTTTCGCATGACGCCGCCCGACGGCGCTCTGCTCTCGGCCGGTCAATTCATCGGCCTCGGGGAGCGCGGCTACGGCATTTTCGACCTCGAGGAGATCGATGACAGCGGCGACAAGATGATTTCCGTTTGGCCGCCGCTGCGCGAGGCGCTCGTCGCCGGGGACGAGGTCGAGCTCTATGACCCGGTCATTCGCATGCGCGTCGATATCACACAGGCGCGCACGACTCTCGGATCGCTGCATCTCGGAATTCACGGCGTGGTCTCGCTCGATTTCATCGAGGATACGTGGTGATGATGGATCTCGATGACTGGCTCGCGATGCACGACAAGCACGCAACGCCGCATATGACGCTCGGCTTCACCTTCTATTTCAAGAGCCAGACAATGCATGTTTGGCCCGGTCGCTATTCGCTCGACGTCGGAGACCGAATCTTTCTCGGCGCGAATGGCGTCGGGACGATCAGCAATCTCGAATTCGGCTATGGGCGCCCGAAAGAGACCACGACGATCGTTCTCTCGGGGCTCGATGCTCGCTATTTCGCGCTCGCCGAAAGCCAGGACGACGAGGTGAGAGGGCGCAAAGCCGAGATATTCATCCTCGCCTTCGGAACGGGCGTCGCCGGCGAGGAATGGAAGCTCGCGGCCGTCAGCCTCGAGGCGACGCGCGAGATGGACAAGCTCACCTCGTCCCTCAATCACGACGATGGAACCTCGACGATAACTCTCACCATGCAACCGCTGGGCTCAATGCGCTGGCGGCCCGTGCATGGCCTTATCACCGATATCGATCAGCGCGCGCGCCATGCGGGTGACCGCGGCCTCGAGCGCGTGGGGTTGGTGCAATATTCGCGACCGCTCGACTTCTCCTGACGCCGCCGGCGACGTGCTCGCCTTTTTCGAGTCCTACCCGCTGCGTGCGGACTCTCTATGCAGCGAGCCAGTGGCTGATTGTTTGCGCGCGCGAGGCGTAGCTGTGCCCTTCTCGCGACGGCGACAGCTCTCGCTCTGGCGGCGCGGGATGCTGCTCGGCGTGCATGCAGCCGCCGAAGCGATCGGCGCGCGCGAAATCGCGCCGCGGGACGCCCGCGAGGGAGACGTCGTCTTGATTGCTCAGGAAGAGGCGGCCCCCGCCCTCGCCATGCGCGCGCGTCACGCCTGCGTCGCCGCGTCGTTCGGCCGGCTGCTCATCGTCTGCGATCCCGTCGTGCTCGCAGCGTGGAGAACCGGCTGACATGCCGCAGCTGCTCGTTCCGCTGATCGCGGCGGCCGTCGAGGTCGCTGTGCCGGCCGCAGCGGCCACCGCCTTCGGCGCGGTCACATTCTCGACGATCGCCGCCACGGTCATCGTCACCGGCGCGCTCGCTGGAGCCGCCCTGGCGCTCGCGCCGCGCCATCGCCAGCAGGGGCAGCTGCCGCAATTGCCGCCGTCGCAGACGATGATGACGCGCGCATCGCCGGTGGCCAATCGTTTCTATGGCTTCGGTCTCGTCTCGGACGGTGGCGACTTTAGCTTTTACGAACTGGAAAACAGCTGGCTCGGAATGGCCGCCGTCATCGACTGCGGGCCGATCGATGGAGTTGAGGCTTGGTATTGCGATAACGAGCTGCTGCCGCTCTCGAGCGGCTCCGCAGCCTATGCCTATGGCGCGCCGACGACCTCGATCGGCAGCGTCGATTTCGGCGATGGCGTGCAGTGGCCGCATTCCGGAATCAAATATACGCAGCGCTTTTCTTATATCTATTGGCAAGGCCAAATTCAGCAATTGCCGATCGGAACGGCCCCGAGCGTGTTTGTCGAGTTCCGCAAAGCGACCGATGCCGGCCGGCCTTCGACGCTCTTGCGGGAATTCTTCGGTGATCATCCGCTCGGCGTTCGCCCGGATTACGCCTCCACCGTCATCAACTGGGGAGCCGACCACAAATGCTGCGGCCTCTCCATGGCCTATATGGTGGCGACGAAATATCAGACGATCGATCGCTTCAAGGTCTATCCCGAGGGCTTTCCGAAGTGGCGCTTCGTTCGGCGCGCAGCGCTCGCTTACGATCCGCGAGACCCGACGCAGAGCTTCGGGGATAAATCCACCTGGAAATATTCCCGCAATCCGGCGATCTGCCGCGCTTGGCACCGCACCCACGAGGCTGGGTTTCGCAACACCGAAGACGAAATCGATTGGGACAGCTTCGCGGCCGCCGCTGATCGCTGCGATGAGCCGACGCCGAACTTCTACGGCGATAATGAGCCTTGGGCGCGCTGCGATATGCAGTTCAACACGGCGGAGGAGCGCCGCGCGGTCGAGGATCGCATCGATATCTCATGCGACGGATTCTTCTATCAAACCGAGTTCGGGAAATGGGCCTACTGGATCTATGACGATCTCGAGCCCGATGTGACGTTCACCCTTCGCGACGTCTCGGCCGTCACGCGTGATCCGGTCGGCGGCGCTTATTCCGCCTCGTCGAAGTTCGTCGGCATTTATGTCGAGCCGCGGATGAATTTTCAGAACAACGACGGCCCGGCGGTGATCGACGACGCCGCCTATGACGCGATCGGAGAGCAGGTCGCCCAGCTCCAGCACGAGGCCATACAGAGCTTCTCGCAGAGCTATCGGCTCGCACATCGCTCGATGCGCCGCGTGAACTGCAAAGAGCGGCGCACGATCATAGGCGGATGGTCCCTGCTCCGCGCCAGGCGCAAGCGCGTCTTGCGCTTCGACTGTCCAGAGATCGGCCTTTCCGGCAAGTTTTGGCTCGACGGCCCTATCGAGGTGACGCCGCAGCTCAATCGCGTAACGATCAAGGTCATCAAGCTGGCGAATGACGCATTCGATAACGTCACGCCGCCGAACGATCCCGTCAATCCGACCGTTGCTGTTCCCGTGCCTGCCGGGCCAGCGATCGATAAGCCGGCGACGCCGACCCTTTCGGTGGTCACAGTGGCCGGCCAGAAGTTCATCCAGATGTCGATCGCCGACCCCGGCAATGACGTCCTGATTCCGCATTTCCACTATCGCCGCGTGACCACACCAGAAAGCGCGTGGTCGATCGCGGATACGATCCTCGGCCGGTGGGCGCGCGAGACGGACGCTCTCGTGCTCGGGACCTATCAAGTCGAGGCATGGCTCACGTCGCCCTACGGCGAGGTCAGCCCCTTCTCGGATATGGCGACAATCGTCGTCTCCTGACGAAATCCAAAAAGCAGAGGCTGAAATGGCTGATCTGGCGGCGCTGTTCGCGTCGGCGTTTCGCGATCGTGTGACTCCCGGTGTCTCGGATTCGCCGCTCAATCGTCCGGCGAAACCAGAGCTTCGTGCGCTCGGCTCTTCTATCGCATCAGAGATCCTTTCGCGCTACCAAGCGCCGGTGACGGGCGTGCAATCGCGCACGCTCACCACGCCTCCCGTCAGTCCGTCGGCGGGTCAAAGATGGATTGTGCCGGCCGGCGCCACAGGCGCTTGGAGCGGACAGGCGGGGAAGGTTGCCGAGTGGTCCGGGTCGGCATGGACGTTGACGACGCCTACTGCGATTTTCTCGGCCTATGTGCTCGATGAAGCGCAGCTCTACGGCTATGACGGAACAGCCTGGAAAATCCTGACCGGAGCTGCGCTCATCTTTGCGCTGAAGAGCGACATGCTCGCAGTGACGACGGCGCCCGCAAACGTTCGCGCCGACGTTGTTTCCGACATTGTCGCCAAGACCGCTTATCGCAGCCGCGCGTCCAACATCGCGACGATTGTGACCGAGACGCCGCACAGCCTGACGACCGGCGATAAGGTCAGCGTGCGCGCCCTCCGAGGATCGGGATACGCGGCGAGCAACGTTGCCGTCACTGTGGTCGACTATGCGACCTTCCGCTATTCGAGCCCCGGCGCAGATGAATCTCCGATCGCCGATATCGGCGGCCAGATTGACCGGAATGGCTCATTTGGGTCCGATGGCTTGGGCGGATGGGGCTGGAAAGGCGACCCGACAATCGACCCGAGCATCGCCGCGCAGCTCGGCAAGGCCGAAACGATCGTCGCCGATATCTCCACGCTGGCGACGCTTACTCAATACGTCACCACTACGGGCACCCTTTCTACGACCGACGCGAATTGGCGCTCGTCGCCGATGCTGCAAGCGGCGCCCGGAGAGGTCTATGTCTTCTCTGGCCTCGGCAACACGGGCGTCTCCTCCGTCACTTTCTATAATGCGTCGGCGACGGCGCTCGAGACGCATGTGAGCGCCTCGAATTCGGCGATCTATAGCGGCTCCTTCACAGCGCCGGCTTCCACGGCTTTCGTCCGGTTCTGTTACGGCACGCTCGGCGCCGTTCCCTCATCGTTCAGAGGCTCGATCAGCGGAGCGCCGCTCTATCTCGCTACGCGCGGTCAGGCGGTCGAGCTGATCGGCCGCGCCACGAGCTCCGGCTATCTTGGAGCGACCGGCGTCCTCGCAAGCTCGGACACCAACTGGATCTATAGCGGCTTCCTGCCGGTCGCGCCGGACGACACAATCATCTTCACGCTCTACGGCAACTCCGCCGTGGGGAACGTGTGCTTTTACGACGCAAACAAGCAGTTCATTTCCGCCAAGATCGGCTCCTCGGTGGCGCCGCTTGCCGATGTGGTCGACGGCGCCATTCGCGCGCCGGCCGGTTCCGCCTATCTGCGCGTTTCCACGGCGTCCACCGCGTTTCAACCGACGCTCGCGCAAACCGTCAAGCTGGTCACGACGTCGGCGGCGACGTGGGAGGCGTTGAGAGCGCTCTCTGATCGCGTCGATAGCGGCCAAGCCGTCGAGCTGATGGACTACGCCACCAACGTCGGATACTTCGGCCCGACGGGCGTCTTCACATCCGACGCGAATTGGGTGTGCACGAGCCTCCTGCCCGTCGAGGCCGGAGACGCCATCACATATAAGCTCTGGGGCCATTCGCTCGTCGGCAGCATCTGCTTCTTCGACAAGACGGGGACGTTCTTGTCCTCCGTCGTGGGCGGCGTCGTCGGCAGTCTGCTGGCCTACTTGTTCGAGGGCGTCGCAGTCGCGCCCGCTGATACCGCATATGTGCGCATTTCGACCGCGTCGGCCTCCTTTCATCCGACGCCGACGCAAACCGCCCGCCTGCCCGTAACGGTCGGCCGCGTCTGGGGCGAGGTCAACGCCACGGCCAATGCCAAATTCGCGCTCGCGCCATTCAAGGCGCCGCGGCAATTGCAGCTCCAAGCGACCGACAAAATCCTGCTCTACGGCGACAGTCTTTCGTCCGCAGACTATACGGGATACGCCGATGCGATGGCCGATCTCACGGGCGTCAGCGTCTACGCTGGTGGCTTCTCGGGCTATACGACGGCGCAGCTCGCCGCGAACGCTCAGCTACAACGCATCTGGGATTATGGCGCCAGGGTTGTCGTGGTGCTGATCGGTGGCAATGACACCGGCGCGGCCGGCACGGTCGGCACTTTCGGCGCCATTGCCGGCGAGTCAATCGTCCCAGAGACGGATATTAGCGCTGATTATGCGGGCTCGACGCTCATCCAAGCGATCAGCCACATCATCCGCAAGTTCAAGGCTCGCTACGACAATATTCGCGTTCGCGCCAATCTCACCGGCTCGGAGACGGAGGCGGAGCGTGACGCAAAGATCGCCCCCCTGCTGAAGCCCGTTCTCGTCTTCGCGACCTCGCTCCCCCAAAAGCGCATCGATTCGGCGAATGCTTATTCGCAAGCGGAAAATTGGGAACGCAAGCGACGGGCCGTTGTCGAATGCTGTGACCGCTATGAGGTCCATTGCGTCGACCTCATGCGCGCGACGTCGCCCGATATGAGCGTCGAGCCCTATTGGACGTCGCCAACCGACACGGTGAACAACCGCGGCGTCTGGTTCATGGACGGCCTGCACCCGAACAAATATCTGTTTCGCAAAATGGCCGAGATCATCGGCGCCGATGTCGGAATCGCGACCAATGTCGACCTCGCCTTTCTTAGTCCGGCGACATTCGCGATGGATCAGCTCGCCGCCGATTACCGCGTCTATCAGCGCCAAACGGCTTCCGGCGGCGGTGGCGGCCTCGGCTTCGGGCAGGTGGCTATCACCGCCAGCGTCTCGGTGCCGGGCCAAATCTGGGCGCGGTGCCGTTCAGCGGCAGATGGCTCGACGATCCTGCAAGCGCCCTGGCGCGCGGCGCTGACGCGCGTCGCCGGCGCGCAGACGCTGAATATTCAGGGCGTCGATGCTCGCACTGGCTGGTTCTATCTGGACTTGTCGGGGGATGGAACGACGTGGCAACTCGGGATGACGAAAATCGGCATGGGCCGCGTCATCGGTCTCGCCGGACAATCGCTGGCTGTTCGCATGCTTGGGCGCATAACCGACACTGCGACCAATTCATCACTCAGCGTCTCCATCAGCCCGAATGCCTCAGTTTACGCGACCTACGAAGATTCGTCCCGCACAGTGTCTTCGCCGGCGTGGGCGCTTCCTGCCGACGCCACAAACTATGACAGCACGTTCGCATCTGAGTTCCTGCGTCGCGAGGTCGCGGCTTCCGGCGTCAACTGCGCGCTCGTCGGACACGCAGTCGGAGGATCGTGGATATCGACGTGGGTTCCGAGCGGCGACGCTTACAACGTCGCCTCGCTACGCGCCGTGCTGGATGCGGTTGGAGGGTTCGAGGCGTTCATCTGGTTTCAGGGTCACACGGACGCTGGCAACGGTATGGACCGAGCCACCTACGCCGGCTATCTGGCCCTGGTTATCGCCGATCTGCAGGCTCACAATGTCGTGCGCGGCTCGCAGTTTCAACTGTTGCTGTGCGCGATCCCGAATATCAACAGCTCGTCGTGGGGCTATAACATCCAGCGTGACGAGATCAGGCAGGCTCAGCTCGAATACGCCAAGGCGCGCAATGCGCTTTACAGTCAGCCGATGAATCTCGATCTCATCGACGGGGTTCACCAGACGCAGGCCGGCAGCGTGACTTTGGGTCGGCGCTTCTCTGACTCGTTCCACGGCATTGTCTACCAGTTGCCCACGCTCACCGGGACGAGCCCGACCTATGCAGCGGCGTCGCCCACCTCTTTCGGTCAAAGCCTCACCGGGGGCTATGGCTTTTCGGCTGACCCTGACGATAGCATCACACCCGGCGTCATCTGGACGCTGGAGGCGCGTTTCAAAACATCCACCACGCCCAGCACGGTGCAAGTGATCTGCGGTCAACCTAACAAAGGGTGGATCGGCGTCGCCACGGACGGAAAACTGGTCGGCAACGTCGCGCCTTCCGGCGGCGGCAGTGTCTACGTCAACGGCACTGGACCGTCAGGGGGTGGAACTAATCCAGTCGTCACCGATGGCAACACGCATCATGTGGCTCTTGTCGTCACGCGCTTCCTCACGTCCCTCTATTTGGACGGCGCTCTTATCGGCACGGTCATGAACGAAGTCAGCGGCATCGCCGGAAACGCGCGCTTCGGCATCGGCACAATCGATCTCGCTACGCCCGGCGATTACGTCTTCGCAGGCACGATCGACGAAGTCGCCATCTGGTTCGACGACCACTATACGGGAGCGTTCACTCCGCCGACTGCACCTTACACCGGCCTCGAACTCGGGCTCGGCATGGTTTGGCATCTCGACGGCAACCTCAACCGTGTGGCGCCGGGTTAAACGGGCAGCGCCGGCTTGCGGCACATCCTGTAAATCGCATAGCTTGCCCCGACTTCGCATTTCATCGAAGGAAGTTCATGAGCGGGCCGAGCGGCGCGGCAGAGCGCCTGGAATATATCGACGCACTGCGCGGCTATGCCCTCTTGGGAGTGATCGCGGTCCATGTGAGCCAGGCCGTCATCGGCTTCACCGGCCCACTGCAAGCGCTCGCGAGCAGCGGACGATACGGGGTCCAGCTCTTCTTCGTTGTCAGCGGATTCGCCATGATGGCGTCATGGGAGGCCCGGCGCGATGGCGTTCGCGCATTCTATGTGCGGAGACTTTTCCGAATTGCGCCAATGTTTTGGCTCGCCATCGTCGCCTACCTCGGGATCTACGGCCTGCGCCCGAGATATTGGGCGCCCGATGGCGTTTCATGGGGCGACGTTCTGTCGACAGTGGCCTTTGTGCATGGCGCGGCCCCGCAAACGGTCAATAGCGTGGTGCCTGGCGGGTGGTCGATCGCGGCGGAGATGGCCTTCTACGCCATTTTCCCGTTCGTCGCGCCTTGCCTGAAATCGCTCGCCTCGACCGCCCTGGCCTTCGCAGCGGCCATTGGAGTGGCCTTCTGGTTTCGGGCCTACGTCGGCTCCGAAGGCGGTGATTATCTGTTGGAATCCTTCACCTACTTCGCATTCCCGAGCCAGCTGCCGGCTTTCTTGATCGGCGCCGCCGCCTATCGAGCATTGCAGGAATGCGTCACCCCAAGGGCGGCTGGCGTCGCCTGCGTGATCGGCTCCGCATGTTGCGTGTTCGGCATGCCCCTGACGGAAGACTTCTTCGGGCGCCACTTCATCTACGCCGCGGCCTTCGGCGCTCTGGTCGTCGGGCTCGGCAGCGGCGCCGCGAAGGCAATAGCAAACAGGCCCATGGCATGGCTCGGCAAGGTCTCCTACGGAGGGTATCTCTGGCACTTCGCCATTATCGAGGCAGCGATCAAAGTGAATAACGCGATCTGCAAGCTTCGCGGCGACGCCTGCAGCGTAAAACTCATGGACGATAATTTATCGTTCGTTCTGATGTTCTGCGCAGTCTTGGCGGTGACAGCGGCGCTCGCCGCCGTCACGTATCACGCCATCGAACGGCCCATGATCGCCAAAGGACGGCGTCTCGCCCAGCGTTGGCAACGCCGCGCGAAGGCAGCTGTCGCTGCGACGGCGTAGCAGCTCCATCATCTCACAGTCGTCGGCGACCTCCGAGCTCGGCTAAGCCGCGTATAGACCAGCGCTTTCCTGACATTACAGCATCGCGCCCGCGATTCTCGCGGCGCTTTCGCGCGCCCATGCGCGCTCTTCCCAGAGGTGGATAATGACCGATTGGAACGCCGTCATCCGCGCGACCGCAGACCCGCGCGCGAAGAAGAAGCCGGACGCCGCAATCATCGGCATGATCGCGGATCATGCGGACGATCAATTCCCGACGTGGGGCTTCACGACGATCCGGCGCCAGGCCGCACTGCTCGCGCATATTTGCGTCGAGACCGCGAATTTCACGACGCTCGAGGAAAATCTGAATTACTCGGCCGAGCGGCTACATGAGGTCTGGTCGAAGCGCTTTCCGACTGTCGAAAGCGCGGCGCTCTTCGCGCACAATCCGCGCGCGCTGGCGAACAAGGTCTATGGCGGCAGAATGGGCAATCGCGCCGGCACGGATGACGGATGGCTCAACCGTGGAAAGGGCCTCTTGCAGTCGACGGGCCACGACAATGCCGTCGAGCTGGGAAAGAAGCTTGGCGTCTCGCCCGAAGTCGCGAGTGCCTGGCTGATGCATCCAGATCACGCGCTCGAATGCGCGTGCGCTCTCTTTGTGCTGCTCGGCGCCATGCCGGCAGCGGATAGCGGCGATGTCGTCGTGCAAACGAAGCGCATCAATAACGGCAAAAATGGATTGGTCGATCGCCAAGCCGCCGCGCGCCGCGCGCTGCGCGCTCTGACGCGTGAGACGTCGCGCGCCACGGCGGCGCAGGATAGCGTCGAGCCAGCGGAGCCCCCGGCTTCGGTGCGCGACCTTCGCGCGGCCGGCTCGCGCACGATCAAGGGCGCCGATCAGGCGCAGCAAGGCGTCGCCGGCGCAATGGTCTCCGTCGCCGGCGCCACGGCCGCTCTGTCGCAGATCAAGGATGTCGCCGACCAGGCGCAAGAGGCCGCGACGGCCGTGCAGAGCGGCGTCTCCGCCCTAGAGGCGCTGCGCGATTATTGGCCGCTGCTCGCCGTCGTCGGCCTTTCCGCCGCCGCCGCCTATTTCGTCTGGCGCGCCTGGCGCGGCGCGTCGCTCGTCAAAGCCGCGCGCGTCGACGACGCGGCGTTCGGCCTCAATATCGGGAGGTGAGCGCCATGCTCGAGATCATCAAAACGGCCGCGGAAGTCGTTGGAGCATCCGTTGCGATCGGGCTCGCCGTCGGCATAGGCGCCCCGTTGCTCTACGCCGGCTGGCTCGCCATTCGCCGCAAGTCGATCAACTGAGGGCGCGCCATGCCGATCTTCGCCCTCCTCCCCATGCTGGTGAAGGGCGCGCTCGACGCGCTCTTCGCCGCTGTCCGCACGCCGATCGGCGCGGCCGCCGTCGCCGCCGGCCTCACTTGGCTCGTCATCGGCCATAATGAGCGCGCCGCCTACTCGGCGCGCGCGGAAGCGCTGCGCCTCGAGCTCCAACGCGCGGCCGACGCCGAGCATGCGCGGCGCGAATCGGCGATCGGCGCGGCCGACGCCGCAGGCCGCGCCGAATCGAACGCCCTCGCCCGCAAAAATCTCGATCTCGAAATCCAACTGAAGGAAGCCGTCGATGCGTCCGCCGCTCTCGATCGTAGCCCTTGCCTTACTCGCGACAGCGTCATGCGCCTCGAAAGACTCGCCCGATAGCAGCCTGACCGAGCCGGTGCGCGAGCTGGCGCGCGCCGAGGCACCCGGCGATCTCGATAAGCCGTGCGAGAAACCCTCGCCGCTGCCGCCACGCGCGCTCGCCGCCGGCGAGGTCGAGCGGCTGTGGGGCCGTGATCGCGTCGCGCTGACTAGCTGCGGCGAGCGCCACGCTGCGAATGTGCGCTGGCGGCACGCCAGAGACGCAGGGCTCGCCGGCATGGCGAGAAAGTGAGGGCGACATGTCCGAGCCAGACACCTATCACGTCGCACCGCTCGTCGGCTCCATGGCCGGCGCCGGGGTAAGCGCTCTGCTGCTCAATGGCCCTTGGCCCCTACGCCTCGTCGCGGGACTCGCAGGCGGCGCTTTCAGCTTCGTCGGCACCCCGATCTTCTCGCCGCTCGTGAGCGCTGGGGTGTCCTGGCTCTATCGGCAGGTCGGCGTCGATCCCGCCCTCGTACCCGCGGACGCTGTCCCGGGCCTTACAGGTTTTGTTCTCGGGCTGACTGGTATCGATTTTTGCCGCTGGCTCATCGAGCGCACAAAGTTCGGCTTGTCGATCATGAAGATCCCTTGGCGAAAGCCCGACCCATCCTGA